GGCAATTTTTTTTGCGGCAAAAATTTCAAATTTGAAAAACTTTGTGACACGAAACGTAGAATTTCAGAAACGAACCCACCGATTCGGAAGGTTTCCATTTGGCACGGCCATTCGCCATACGCTTCTACCACTCGAAAGCGTGGAAATCCACTCGCGACGCATACGCGGCATCCAAGTGCTTCGTCTGCGAGCGCTGCTTGGAGCGCGGGGTCTACTCCAAGGGCGAGATCGTGCATCACAAGCTGCATCTGACCCCGGACAACATCAACGACCCGAGCGTGACGCTCAACTTCGACAACCTTGAGCTCCTCTGCCGCGATTGCCACGCCGACGAGCACTACGAGGGCGGGAAACCCCGTCGCTACGGCTTCGACGCGGAGGGGAACATCACAAGGAGGTAGCATGATCCTCATAGCCGTCCCGACATACGAGAGAATCTTCCCGCAGACGTTCGAGGCCATCTGGAACATGGCCCACGGCAGGGAGGACGTTGCTTTCAAGGCCATCTACGGCTATTCCGCCGACCATGCACGCAACAAGATCGCGAAGGAGGCGCTCGAGGGCGGCTACTCGCACGTCCTCATGCTCGACAGCGACACCGTTCCGCCCCCGGACGCTCTCGACCTGCTCATGGAGCACGGGGCCGACCTCGCGCTGGGCTTCTACAGGGCGAACCGGCGCAACGGGGCCAACGTGACGGCCATCTTCAAGCCGTGGAAGTCGTATTCGAGGCGCTACGAGCCCTCCGAGCTCGACGAGGCGGTCGAGAAGGGCGTCAAGTCGCTCCCCATCAAGGGCGGGGCGCTCGGCTGCGCCCTGATCGACACGTCGCTGTTCCGGAAGCTCCAATATCCCTACTTCAAGTGGCTCGAGTACCCGAATGGCGAGCATCTGGGGGAGGACCTGTACTTCTGCAACTCGGTATCGAAGGTCCGGGCACGCATGTTGGCCGACCCGAGGGTCAGGTGCGACCACATCATCCAGCGGAGGGAGAGCCTATGAGGATCGCGGCGCTCTCATGCGCGGCGCTGATCGCGCTCGCGTGCGCTTTCACGAGCCTCGCGCTCGGTTTCGCCTACTCCGCGTGGGTCGGCTTCGTTTTCGCAGCCGGTTCGTGCGCGGTCGGGGCCGCTTTCGTGTGGCTCTGGATAAGGAGGGGCGATGAATAGGGTTCTGTTCAACTCCTGCCGACCGCTGGGCCGCTGCGAGAACATAACCGCCGTCTACGAGGCGTACAGGGGGGACAAGCTGTTCTTCGGCGGCATCAAGGGACTCGGCGGGTACGTCGATGTCAGCCGCCGCCAGGAGAACGTCGTCGTCAGCGACGAGTTCGTGTTCCGGAAGCGCCCCGAGCAGAAGGTCGTGATGATCGCGCACGGCCTGACCGGTGGGAAGCTGTACGGGGCCGACCAGAAGCAGGGGATGTTCGCGAGCAGGCGCGAGACGTGCGCCCTCGTCGATTGGTACGTCACGAGCAGCGAGTACGGGCGGAGATTCGCGTCATCGGCGGCTGGCATCCCCATCGAGCGCTGCATCCCGCTCGGTATGCCGAGGACCGACGCATACTTCGGCAAGGAGAAGGGGCAGGGGAGGACCGTCCTCGCGCGTGCGCGGCGCTCGTACCTGTTCGCTCCGACGTTCAGGAGCCGCTACGACCTGCCAGCCCCGAGGATCGACTGGCGCAAGATCGACTCGCTCCTCGAGGATGACGAGTGCTTCGTGGTGAAGCGCCACATGAACTCCGGGGGCAGCTTCACCGGCTACAGGCTCTCGAAGGTCATCGAGGCGGAGAACTCCGAGCCCTCCACGCCGTATCTCATCGACTGCGACGTTCTATGCACGGATTTCTCGTCGATCATGTTCGACGTTCACCTGATGGGGAAGCCGGTCGTGCTCACATGCGACAAAAACAACCCATACCTCGGCTCGCGCGGCATGTACATGGCGTATCCCGACGAATACTCGTCGAGATCGCTGCACGCGGCGGGCAACGAGGAAGCGTTCCTCGACATGGTGAGGGAGGCTTACGAGAACGGCCCGCAGGAGGCCGACATCGAGTGCAGGGAGAAGGTGGCCGGGGCGTGCGACGGCCATTCAGCCGAGCGCGTCGCAGAGTTCGCACGCGGATTGCTAGAGGAGGACTGATGAAAACATACGACGAGCGCACCGCCGAAAAGATGGCGGTCTACACGCAGCACATAGGCGCGATGACGGGCGCGAAGGGGATAATCACGAAGAACCTCCTGCGAGACTACTGCCGCATCGAGGTACAGCTTGAGGACGTGAACGCGGCCATCGAGCGCACCGGCTTCACGATCGAGAACCGTCAGGGCAACATCGTGCGCAACCCCGACCTTATGACGCAGCATCAGCTCATCAACGAGAAGAACGCGCTTTTCTCCAAGCTCGTCAAGCATCTGCCCGAGGACAAGGCCGATGCCCTCGGGGACTTCGTGTTCGGGAAGTAGCGCATGGAAAAGAGCGACTTGCAGCTTTACTGCGAGGACGTGATCGAGGATAGGGTCGTGGCGTGCAAGAAGGTCAAGTCCCTTTGCAAGAAGCTGCTCAAGTGGATAGACAAGCCATATAAGCGATGGCACTTCGACATCGACGCGGCCAACCGCCCGATACGGTTCATCGAGGAGTTCTGCATGATACCGTCCGGTCGCATCGGACCGATGGTGCTAGAGCCATACGAGAAGGCGTGGGTGCAATCCATATTCGGCTTCGTCGATGACGATGGCAACCGGCGCTTCAACGACGCATTGATAATGGTCGCGAGGAAGAACGGCAAGACATCTCTCCTCGCAGCCATCGAGCTATACATGCTCATAGCGGACGGCGAGGTCAGTCCGCAGATCTACAACGCGGCGAACTCTCTGGATCAGGCGAACCTCGGATTCAACGCGGCTCACAAGATGGTGCGCCAGTCCGAGCTCATATCCTCGCATGTCAAGAAGAAGGCCACTCCGTACAACCAGCTATGGTGCGACATGAATTTCGGCTACATCCGCCCGCTCGCGTCCAACGCATCGAACATGGACGGCTTCGACGTGCATTGTGGCGTGTGCGACGAGATTCACGAGTGGAAAACCAACGAGGTCTACGCGCTCTTGAAGCAGGGCATGGCCGCACGCAAGCAGCCGCTACTCATCGAGATCACGACAAACGGCTTCGTGCGCAACGGCTTCTTCGACACGCAGTACAACTACGGCGCGGACTGGCTGCGAGGGCGCGTGAAGGACGACCGCTTCATAGCGTGGATGTACGAGCTCGATGACAAGTCGGAGTGGGAGGACGAGGAGCGCTGGGTCAAGGCGAACCCCGGTTTGGGAACCATCAAGGGATGGGAGTACCTGCGCGATCAGGTCGAGCGTGCGCACAACGACATAGGCTACAGGCGCACGGTTATGACCAAGGACTTCAACATGCCCGAGAACGCATCCGTGGCGTGGTTGGAGTACGACGAGGCGGTCAATCCGGCTAAGTTCTACTACCACGAGAAGAAGCTGCGATACGCCGTGTACGGAGCGGACATGTCGGACACCACCGACCTCACCTGCGTCCAGGCGATGATGATGGAGCAGGGAGACGAGCATATCTACATGGACTCGATGTATTGGGTTCCAGAGGCCGTCATAGACGCTGACAGGGACGCTGGGCTGTCCGAGCGCGACGGAGCGCCGTACCAGACGTGGATCGAGCGCGGGCTCATGCGCACATGCCCCGGCAACATCATCGACAAGCGCGTCCTCGTCGAGTTCATGCGCGAGATGATGGAGGAGCGCGACGTTTACCCGTTCGCGCTAGGCTACGACCCTTGGGGATTGCGCGAGCCGTATCTACAGGAGGAGATAAAGGCGTTCGTCGGTCCCGCCCGCGTGTTGGAGGTACGTCAGGGAAAGTTCACGCTCTCGTCTCCCATGAAGCAGCTACAGGCGGAGCATCGGGTCAAGCGCATCATCGACAACAACAACCCGATAAACGCATGGTGTCGGCTCAACGTCATGGTCAAATCCGACATCAACGGCAACATACAGCCCATGAAGAAGAACCTAGACCCGCGCAACCGCATCGACGGATTCGCCGCCGAACTCGATGCTTACGTGGCTCTCCTGCACTTCGAGGAGGAGTACCGGCAAATGGCGTGATAGCAGGGTGAACGGCTTTGCGGGAAAACTGTGTGACACACACCTTACGCTCTTATCGTGGGTATGTTAGACGAAATCTTCGCCCCGTCCAAAGCGACGGACAGACCCCTCCGTGGTTGGCGCACCATCACGGAGGAGAACCCCGTATTCGTCGCAGACACCGGTGACATCTACGGCAAGGAGCTCACGCGATCCGTCATCGAGCGGTTCGCCAACGCTTGCTCCAAGCTGAAACCCGAGTATCACCCGGACACGGCTCCGCTGCAAAACATCAAGACGATCATGGACACCGTTCCCAACGAGCGCATGACGTGGCCTGCGTTCCTGGCTAGGCTCGCGACGCTGCATGAAGTGGACTCCACGGTGTTCATCGTTCCTTCGTTCAAGTCAGACATGCAGACCATCGACGGACTGTGGCCGCTCAAGTGCCAGTTCGCCGAGGTCTTGGAGTTCATGGGCGAGCCGTGGGTGAGGTTCACCTTCGCCAACGGCCAGAGATGGGCGATAGAGCTCAAGTACGTCGGCATCGTGTCGCGATTCCAGTACGAGTCCGACTTCTTCGGCGAGGGCAACTGCCTAGACTCCACTCTCCGCCTCATCGACGCGCAGAACGCGGCGCAGGACGCCGCCATCCAGTCCGGTGCGAAAATCCGCTTCATCGGCTCGCTGACCGGGCAGGTGCGCGAGGAGGACATGAAGAAGAAGCGCGAGCGCTTCATGGCCGACAACTTCAACACCGAGAACACCGGTGGCCTGATGCTCTACGACCAGACGTTCTCCGAGATTCGGCAAATCCAGCCGTACAACTACACGATGGACGCTGCGGAGATGGAGCGCATCGAGCAGAACGTCTACACCTACTTCGGCACCAACAAGTCGATCCTACAGAACGACTACAGCGAGGATGTCTGGGGTGCCTACTACGAGGGCAAGATCGAGCCTTGGGCGGTCAAGGTCGGCGAGGCCATCACTTCGATGATCTTCTCGCCGGTGCAGCAGAAGCACGGACACCGCATCACCTTCTCCGCAAACCGGCTCCAATACGCATCGCTCCCCTCGAAGCGAAACATGATCCGAGACATGACGAACATCGGGCTCATGTCGCTCAACGAGGGCAGGGAAATCCTACAGCTCTCGCCGATCGAGGGCGGCGATGTCCGCATCATCCGTGGCGAGTACGTCGGCGCGGAAACCATCGAGGGGCTCATGGAGAAGTTGGAGACGGTCGGCAACCGCAACAGCAAGGGCCGTCTCCCCATCAACGAGCACGAGGTCGATCGCGACCCCGGTGGAGACGATGCCATCTACAAGGACTCTGATTCCCACGGGAAGGATGATTTCTAATGCCAGTCAAGGACGGTAGGCAATACCGCAATTTCAGCGCGGGGCTTTTCGCGCCCGTGCAGGAGAAGGCCGACACCCATCGCGTGCGCGGGTACTTCACGACGTTCGACGAGCCGTATGAGCTCTACGACGGCGTTTTCGAGAGGATCGACCCGCACGCTCTGGACGGCGCTGACTTCTCCGACCTCATCATGCAATTCGACCATAGGGGCCAGGTGCTCGCCCGCACCTCCAACGGGTCGTTGGAGTTCGGCATCGACGAGCACGGCGGATGGTGCGAGGCATCCCTGAACGGATGCGCCGCCGCCCGCGACCTCTACGAGGCCATCGGCAACGGGCTCGTCACGCAGATGAGCTGGGGATTCCTCATCGCCGATGGCGGATGGCAATACGACAGGGACACCCGCACATCGACAATCACGCGGGTATCGAAAGTGTACGACGTTTCGGCGGTCAGCATCCCAGCCAACCCCGGAACAGAGATACAGGCGCGTTCCTACCTCGACGGAGCGATCGAGGCGGCGCTGCAAGCGGAGAGACTTGCGGCGGGCAGCGGAGAGACTGGCGAACGCGAGTTGGAGCGGATGAGAGCCATCATCCGCATGAACCTGATTTAAGGAGAGTTCAATGAAGTTCGAGAAGTACAGCGCGGAGCAGTACCGCGCACTCGACCTCGACGCACTTGAGGCACGCCGCTCCGAGATCGCGTCGCTGGCCGAGGACACCGAGACGGACGCAGAGACGATGGACGCTCTCATCGAGGAGTCCAAGCGCTGCAAGGCCGAGTTCGAGCGCCGTGACAGCTTCGCGCAGCTCCGCAACGCCAACATCGCCGCCGTCAAGTCCGGCGAGGGCAAGGTCATCGAGACTTACGAGGAGCGCAGCGCGAAGGTCAAGCTGCCCGCCGAGATCGACAGGTTCGACACGCCCGAGTACCGCAAGGCGTTCATGGACCATGTGTGCGGTCGTGCGACGATGCCGATGGAGATGCGTGCAGCCGTCTCCGTCGATGGCACCTACACGTCCGTCGATGACTACAAGAACACCTACGAGCACAAGGTCGTCGTGCCGCAGACGATGGGACGCGAGATCGTTCGCAAGATGCGCGAGTACGGCCACATCTGGCCCAAGGTCCGCAAGATGAACCTCAAGGGCGGTCTGTGGTTCCGCATCTGGGACTTGCAGCTCGAAGCCACCTGGATCACGGACAAGCAGGTTTCCCCGTACCAGAAGTCCGCTGACGCAGACAGCATCTCGTTCAGCTACTTCCAGCTTGAGTGCCGCTTCGCGCAGACCATCCTCGCAGCCGCGACCACTTGGGATGATTTCCAGTCGCAGTTCGTCGGCATGGTCGCCGAGGCTATGGTCCGCGCCATCGAGTCCGCCATCATCGCGGGTTCCGGCTCCGGCCAGCCGCTCGGCATCACCGTCGATCCGCGTGTCCGCACGCTGGGCAAGGTCGCCTACGTCAACAATACGCAGGTCAAGGACTGGAAGTTCTGGAAAACCCTTCCCATGAAGATCGACCGCCTCTACCGCGATCGCGGCGAGTGGCTGATCGGCGACACCACCTGGGGCGTCTACATCGAGACGCTGCACGATGACGTGAACCGTCCCATCGGCATCTACAACCCGCTCAACGAGTCCGAGCCGATGAAGCTGCTCGGTCGTCCCGTTGACACCATCGAGGAGAACATCCTCCCCGGCTTCGACGAGGCCGAGGACGGCGATGTCGTGGCCATCTACGGCGATTGGAACAACTACATCGTCAACACCCAGCCGGGTATGCCGATGAGCGTCGTCCAATGGACCGACCACGAGACGAACCAGGAGAAGATCAAGTGCCTGACCGCCCTCGATGGCAAGGTGCTCGATCCCTACGGCTGGCTGCTTCTCGTCAAGGGCGAGGGCGGCGACACCGGCGACACCGCGCAGGGCTAAAGGGGGTCAACGATGAAGGCCAGGGCCGTTAAGAAGTTCAAGGACATCCTCACGGGCGAGATGAGGCGCACCGGCGACGTGCTCGATGTCGAGCCGACCCGCTATCTGTGCGCCAACTCCGGCAAGTGGGGCACGCTCATGGAACTCGTGCCCGGTGGCGCGACCAAGGCCGAGCTCGCCGTTCTCGCGCAGGGTTACGGCATCGAGGTTCCGAGCCGCGCTACCAAGGCCGACATCGAGGCTCTCGTGATGGAAGCAGAGGGGAGATAGCGTCATGGCGCTCCTCGATGACATGAAGGGCATCCTCCGCGTCACGGATGACGAGTTCGAGTTCGAGATTCAGGCTCTCATCGACGGAGCCAAGGCAGAGCTCGTCAGACGTGGCGTGAAGCCATCGCTCGTGTACGTCGAGGATGACGACGAGCTCGATGCTCTCGTCCGCAACGCCATCATCTTCTACTGCAAGTCCGCGTTCTCGTTCGACAACACCGACAAGACCTTCTTCCAGAGCGCGTTCAACCGCACGGTGGCGGGTCTGCTCAACTCAAGCGACTACAACGTCGCCGCAGGGGGAGCAAATGAGCCGGTTTAACCGCATAGTCACCCTCTACGATGTCGAGCAGCAGCGCAACGCACGCGGTCAGGTCGTGGGCGAGTTGGAGCTCCCCGGTAGGCGCGTATACGCCAACCAATACTCCATCGGGCTCACCTCCTGGGCCGCTGGCGCGTCGAAGAACCTCCATGCGGATGCCGTCTACATGGTCCGCTCCGGCGAGTACCACGGCGAGACACGCGCCCGTGTGAGGGACGTTGCCGGGAACGATGTCGAGTACGAGATCGAGGAGGTTTCCGACATGGGCGGCTCGACCCGCCTCATCCTCCGCAGGAGGCTCGTCAATGGCCAGTAACGTGACATGCACCATCGACAACTTCGCAGCAACCCTAGAGCACATCCTCGCCGATGTTGGTCATGGGGTTGACGAGGGAGTTCCCGTGGTCGTGAGGAAAGGCGCTCAAAAGGCCCGGAAACTGACCTTGCAGAACGCGAGGGAAAAGGGCTGGCACAAGGGCGTCACCAACAAGCGGTACGAGGCCGGTTGGCAATACAAGGTCAAGGGGCAAGGTCGCTTGGTCGAAGCCGAGATCGGCAACAAGGCAACGCCAGGACTCCCGCATCTGCTCGAAAAGGGACACGCGAAGGTCGGCGGCGGGCGCACGACGGCTTACGAGCACATCAAGCCAGCAGCCGAGGAAGCCTTCGAGTACACGTTCGAGGAGATGGGGAAGATGATCGACAGGGCGCTTCGGTGAATGGCTACGACGCATACGAGCACGGTGACACGGGCGATACCGCCTCTAGCGCCTCCGAGCGCATATACGAGACGGTGAGCCAGCTTGTCGAGTGCGCGAGGCTCGCGTGGCCGGAAGGCTCCGCCCCTCCGCTGCCTTGGGCGGTCTACCTCGCGATGGGAGACGACGGGTTCTACGCCGAGGATCGCAAGTTCGCGAGAGTCGCTAGATGGTGCGTCGAGCTGTACCAGCGCGAGGGATCGGATGAACTGGAAAACGCGCTCGACAGGGCGCTTGAGGAAGCCTTCGGGCCGGTGGAGCGCGGTCACGAGGCGTGGATTGATGACGAAAACTGCTCCATGACGCCGTTCTACTTCACGGCGACCGACTAGAGAGGATGTGTTGCACATGGCAACCAGCAACAAGAAGGTGCGCTTCGGCCTCAAGAACGCGCACTATGCCGTTTTCAACGAGCAGACCGGTGCCTACGGAACCCCGAAGTGGATTCCCGGCTCCGTCAGCCTGTCCCTGACCCGCGAGGGCGAGACTAACGACTTCTTCGCCGAGGACGAGACTTGGGCGAGCTTCGAGCAGAACCTCGGTTACTCCGGCGACCTTGAGATTCCGTTCGTCGAGGACCAGCTCCTCATCGACCTTCTCGGGTACACCAAGGACTCGAACACCGGCGTCGTCGCCGAGCCGTCCGATGTCCGCGCCGCCGAGTTCGCGCTCCTGTTCGAGCAGGGCGGAAACAAGGACAAGGTGGCCTACGTGTTCTACAACTGCACGCTCTCCCGCCCGGAGGCGAGCATGAACACCAAGTCCGACTCGACCGACCCGGATACCTCGACACTTAGCATCCGCATGAAGTCCCGCAACTTCGACATCGACAGCGAGGTCGTGTCCATCGTCAAGGCATACGTCAACTCCGAGGACTCGACCACGTTCAATGCGTGGTACAGCTCGGTCAAGATGCCCGCGACCGGCGCGACCGTGCATGTCGATGGCGGTGACACCGGCGATACGGCGCAGGGTTAGGAGATAGCGCATGGAGAAGGTGACGATCGACTACGGTGACGGCGAGAAGCAGGTCGAGATTTCCTTTATGACCTGCCTCGTCTACGAGCACGAGTTCAAGGCCGACCTCATCGCAGACGTGATGGGCTCCGTGAAGTTCAGGAGCAACGTCCTCTCATCGGCTGACGGCGTGGTGGAGATGCCCGTCGAACAGGTCGATGACGATTTCGTGTTCGACTACCACTCGATCTCGTGGGTCACGAGCGTCAAGGCGCTTTGGGCGTGCCTGAAAACGGCTGACGCATCCGTCCCGTCCTTCATGGCATGGGCCGCGACGCTCCCTCCCTCGATCGACATGTGGGAGATCGTCACCTTCATCCGGCGCGAAGTAGAGACGAGGTTGTTTCGACACGGAGCCGCCGACTCCGAGTAAAAAACCGGCAGGGGGCGGCTACAAGACGGATCGCCCGTACACGTCCCTGCTCGTCAACGGCCTGAACCTCGGGCTGTCGATGGATGACATGAGGGGAATGTCCCCCATGAGACTGTTCGTGATACTCGACGAGGCATCTCGGATGGCGAGCCATCGCATGAGCGGGGAAGAGAAGGAAGAATACCTCGATGGCGACGAGGCCATCAGCTTCTTGAACGGACTGTGACATGGCTGGCATGACATACAAGGGCTTGACGATCCGCATAGGCGGTGACACGACAGACCTTAACCGCGCTCTCAAGGAGGTCAGGTCAGCAGCCTCGACGATGCAGGGGCAGCTACGGCGTGCGAGCGCAGGTCTGCGCTTCGATCCTGCGAATGTCGAACTCCTCACGGCGAAGATGGTTCAGCTTAGTGAGAAGTCGGTGCTCGCAGGGGCGAAGGCCAGCATCCTAAGACAGCATCTCATGGACTTGCCTAGCGAGGCGCTAGAGGCGGCGAAGAAGAACACGGGCGATCTTGGCGCACGCGCAGCGCTCGCATACGAGAACTACAACCGCCTAAACGAGCAAATCGCCGAAACCAGGCGCAGCCTCGCGATGGAGAAGTACGACCTCGGCGCGGATGCCTCCGAGAAGGAGATCGAGGAGGCCATCGCGAAGTACAAGGAGTTCGAGGAGGAGTGCCGCCAGTCAGGTCGTGTCGCGAACGAGGAACTCGACGCGCTCCAAAAGCATTGGAAGGCATACGAGCAGGAGGTCGAGGCAGCACGCGACGCTGTGATGGCGAGCGACATGCGGATAGAGTTGGAGAAGCTCGAAGCGGAGGCGAAGCAGACCGCACGCGAGTTCGTCGATATGAAGGAGAAGCTGCGCTCCGTCACGGGATCGGCAGGACTCGTCGAGGCTCGTTCGCAGGTCGAGTTCCTCGGCCATGCGGCAGATGACACGAAGGCCGACATCCACCAGCTCGACGCCGCGCTACGCGAGGGCGGGAGGAGCGCATCGACGGCGGCTACCAAGTTCCTGCGGCTCCAACAGCAGGAGAGCCAGCTAAACGAACGGGCGAGGGCGCTTAGAACGCAGCTCGCCGAACTAGAGAACCAACTTAGCCATCCGATAAACCCGCAATCCCTCCACAGCGCGAACGCGGAGTTCCAGAAAGCGAAGGGCGAGTTCTCCCGCATCAAGCATGAAGCGGAGCTCGCTCGCGGCAAGGTCGTCGCGCTAGAGGATGAGATGAGGCAAATCGGCACTCCCAAGACCGACGAGGCCGTCGCCGCCCTCAAGCGCCTTGAGAACGAGCTCGTCGATGCGAAGGCAGATGCCCAGAGGCTAGAGATGCAGCTAGACAAGGCGGAGGACGAGTTCAATTCCGCCCACACCGTCCGTGAAATCTCGAAGGTGCAGATGGAGCTGCGCCAGACGGAAGCGCAGGCGCGAGGCGTGTCCGCTGCCATGAGCGGCATGTCGGCAAAGAACTGGTACATCATCCGATCGGTCGGCACCGTGCTCATGTCAACCTTCACTCCCATGCTTATGATGGGCATACAGAAGATAACCGACGCGAGCGAGACGCTCGACTCGGCATGGCGCGACATGCGCAAGACGGTCAACGGGACCGAGGATGATTTCCAGCATCTCAAGGACGCGGCAATCGAGTTCTCCAAGACGCACGTCACCACCGCCGACCAGATTCTCGAGATCGAGGCTATGGGCGGTCAGCTCGGTATCGTGGTAGAGGACTTGGAGGCGTTCGCAACAACGGTCGCGAACCTCGACATCGCTACTAACATGGAGTCCGACCAGATTTCGGAGGACCTGGGCAAGCTGGCGAACATCCTCGGCCTTTCAGTCGATGAATACGACAACTTCGGCGATTCCCTCGTGCGTCTCGGCAACAACGAGGCGGCGCTCGAAGGCGACATAATGAAGATCACCACGCGCTATGCCGGTATGGGAAAGATCGTCGGCATGAGCGCTGACCAAATCCTCGCATGGGCGACCGCTGCGACGGCGACCGGCCAGAAGGCAGAGGCCGCTGGCTCCTCGATGCTCCGATTCGTGTCCAACGTCGAGACGGCGGTCAACGGAAGCGAGGAGAACCTCGCGAAGTGGGCGAAGGTCGCTGGCATGAGCGGCCAGGAGTTCAAGAAGTCGTTTGGCGAGGATGCGTCCGGCACGATGTACAAGTTCATCGAGGGACTCGCGAACATCCAGAAATCGGGCGGGTCGGTGAACCAGACGCTCATGGAACTCGGCATAAACAACGTGAGGGACAAGCAGCTCCTAGAGGGTCTTACGCAGCAGATGGTCAATGCCACCGACGAGAACAACGTCCTGAAAGACTCGCTTGAGATGAGCGCGAACGCATGGAACGGCATCGCCGACAAGTGGGGGCAGGGAAGCGACGCGATGGTCGAGGCGGAGCGCAAATCGGAGGGCTTCTCCGGCTCGATGGGAAAGCTGCGCAACACGATCACGGCGCTTGCATCCTCGGCGGGCAACTCGCTCGTTCCGTGGATGGACAGGCTCACCACGACAATCGGAGGACTTGAGGACGCATACTCGTCTCTACCGGAGGGGACGAAGCAGATAATCAACGGCCTCGGCGCGTTCGTCGCGGCTATGGGACCGGTGATGATGGTCGTCGGCGCTGCCGGTCAGGGACTCACGTCGTTCAAGAAGAACATGGCGGAGAACAGCGCGGCATCAATGACGGCTGCTCAATCGCTCGCGGTGTACGACGCGCAGACGCGCATCGACATCATGGAGGGAGAGAAGGCCATCCTCACCAAGAAGAAGCTGGCGCTTGAGAACATGAAGCTCAACGCATCGCAGAAGATGATGTACGCGAGCTACACGCAGGAGATAGACATTCTCGACAAGAACATCAAGGAGCAGGAGAAGGCCATCGGCAAGACGAAGGCGATGGCCGGTGCGATGCGTGCGTTCAAGGCGGTCGGCGTGATGGCCGGTATCTCGCTCGCAATCGCCGGTATCAGTCTCCTTGTCGAGAAACTCGCGGAGGCGAAGAAGCACACCGACCTCCTCAAGAAGTCGCATGAGAGCATGAACAGACTTTTCAGCGAGTTCGATGCCAGCGAGGAGGAGGAGGAACTAGAGAAGGTCACGAAGTCGCTCAAGGAGGTCAGGGAGGCGACCAACGAGGCGATGCAGGCCAACATCGACATGGCAGACGGCTTCGCGAAGGCGATGGCAGAACTCCAAGGCAACTACGGCAACCTTGACGATGTTGTCGAGAGAATCCAGGCAATATCCAAGAGCATCGACAAATCAGGGGAAGCGACGAAGGAGCAGGTCAACGACCTGAAAACCGCCGTGAACCAGCTAAACGAACTGGCTGGAACCGATTGGTTCGTCGATGACACCGGGAAGATTCTCGACAAATCGAAGGCCATGTCCGAGCTCGTCGGCTCCTACGAGGCTCTCGTCGATGCATACAACCAAGTCCACGGCACGAACCTCGAGCTCGACGAGGAGGGGAATTGGGACGAGTCGGTCGCGTCACTCCAAGACCTCGTGGATGCGGTAAACGAGCTCAACGGCACGGACTTCGTGATCGACGAGAATGGCAGCATCGTTTCTGCATCCGGAGAGTTCAACGATCTCGCGGTCGAGATACGCGATGTCATAACCGCCACAGACGAACTCAAGGAGGCGCAGGATCGCCTCTGGGCTCGCGATGTCTACAAGGAGTGGGCGGACGAGGCCGGTAAGAACGCGATGGACCAGAAGGCCAAGCTAGAGGAGGCAACGAAGTCCTACGAGGAGGCCGAGAAGAAGCGCAGGGAGATGCGCGAGGCGTTCGGCAGCGGTCCCGAGGGAGAAGCACGGGCGAACGCCAACAAAGAATACCAAGACCAAATCAACTTGGTGAATGATTTTAGAGAAGATGTAGATGAACTCACGGTGTCATATACGGAGAACTCCGAAGCTGCCCGTATGTGGAACGACACCGCCTTTGCGTTCGATGCCCCATCCGATTCGATCGAGGGTGTTCTCACGAAATACAGGGACATAGGCTCCGAGCTGTCCGATTTGGAGGTCGGCGCAGGTGATATGGCTGACGTTATGAAAGCGCTCGGCATCACGTTCGATGATGTATCCGACCTATCGGCAGATGATGTCGAGAAGATAGCAGATGCTTGGGATGGTCACATGCCATCGCTCATCAAGGGCTTGCAGGACGCGGGCGTCGAGTTGGATGACACGGCTCTCAAGATGGCCGACCTCGCGGAGAAGTCCGGCTTGACCGCCCCGCAGATTTCGGATATGTGGGCTGCGTTCGGCGGAGACGTTGCCAAGGTGCAATCTGCCATCGAGGTTCTCAACGACACAGACATAGACCCAAAGGATGTCGAGTTCAAGGACAACTCGATCATCGTAAACAAGCACATCAGCGACATCGACCGCAAGAAGATCGAGGACAAGGGCTTCACGGTCGATGACGGTGGCACCATCAACACGGCGATAGGCGAAGTGAACGACCTGAACACAGCGATCGGCTCCATCAACTCCAAGAGCTTCTCCGTCGATGCGACGGGGAACGCTTTTGCGAAGGTGGCTTCACTAGCGACGACCCTCACCTCGATTGCGAACGCGACGTTCACCGTGAAATCCAAAGCCGGGTCTGCCACGGGAGCTGTCGTGAAGAACGCACGCGGACGCGCCCTCAACGGGCAGGTCGTGTCGCGTCCGACGATGACGAACATCGGGCTCGTCGGCGAGGCGGGCGCGGAGTGGGTCGATGACCGCAGCGTCATCCCGCTCACGAACCGCAAGTACATGGTCCCGATAGCACGCGAGATCGCGGCTGGGCTCAACACCTACAGCTCGGGCAACAACGTCAACGTGAGCGTCTCGCTCAACTACAGCGCGGGCGCGGACGCGAACCAGATGGCGACAGACCTCACACGCGCTCTGCGGCGCAAGATTCTGATGGAGGGATAGCATGGCGACCGTAGCTATATCGGCGAAACCTGACACCAAGGTCACGGGACTCTCCATCAAGCGGACCAACAACGATTTCAAAGCGACGTGGAAAGTCCCTTCGAGCGCCACCAAGGACTCGAACAACAAGCGCTGGGAGAAAATCCACATCCACTTCTACGCCACCGTTGACAAGCTCGTGAGCGGCAAGCGCAAGGAGATAAAGGCATACGCCAAGACATACGATTGGGGAACATCCTCCACTTCCTGCACATTCACGCTCACGACGGCGATCCTAAACGCGCTCTATCCCAAGAGCGACCCGAACGGCCACTTCCTCAAGTCCGTCACCTGCGAGATATACGCCAAGAACAACAAGGGGAAGGGACCGACCGCATCGGCCACGTTCAAGCTCGCATCGCCAGCCGTCCCGACCGTCGAGATCGAGTTCGACGCGGCCACGAACAAGGTCACGGCCACCGCCAAGGCATCCAACGAGGCGAACCTCCCCAAGCAGCGCACCGACACCATCCTCACGCTCAAGCGCAGCGGCACGGTCGAGAGCGGGGGCGCGAAGGTGCTCCTGGACAAGAGCCCCAGCACATCGACGAACCGCTCGTGGTCGTACCTCATCCCCAACGCCGACGCGCTCACCACCGGCCAGTTCGAGAAGCTGACCGCATCCGCGCAGAGCCGTGGATGGCGCGGCAGGAGCGGGGCTGCATCGGCAACCTACTACATCGCCCATCCAAACGTCCCGGTATGCGACGAGAAGAACATCGCGATCGTTTTCGCGACCGATGGGGTGTACTCGACGGCATCCGTTTTCGTCCCCGTGCTGGACGCTGGCAAGCTGCTCGACGGCAGCACGAAGATATGGCCGGAAACCCTCAAGCTGCAACGTCTCAAGGACTCGCACGCATCGACTCCGGTCGAGGCTTCGACGGCGCAGGGATGGGCCGATGTCAGCGGCGCGGTGGGAACCGGCGAGTGTACCGGCTTCATGGACACTTGGGCGGACGGCAAGTCAACGGATGCAGACACGCGCACATGGTATCGCATCGTAGCGGAGAAGGACGGCTATATCCAGTACGGCGTCCCCGCCGATGCCACCTGCATCAAGGGACCGGACTCGTCGGGCGCGACCGGCGCTCCGACGATCGGCACCATCGCGAACGGCAGGGACGGCGAGAGCATCATCGTCCCCGTCTCGTGGACTGATGCGTCCGTCGATGGCGTCGAGCTCACTTGGAGCGTCCACGAGGACGCATGGCAATCAAACGAGTCCCTTTCCCCGCTCGACGTTGATTGGGGGTCGAACCAGTCGGCCACGGCCACCATCTACGGGCTCAAGACGGGCGAGCCGGTGTACGTGCGGGCAAAGAGCTACACGCTCGACTCCGATGGCAACAAGACGTACAGCGGGCTCTCCGATGCTGTCATGGCGATCCCCTACGACTCGCCCGACAACGTGACGGTTTCCGCTCCCGGCGCGGTCGTCGCAGGTGACGAGATTCCGGTCGAGTGGACGTTCGGCTCCGACTCCCCGCAACAATGGGCGGATGTCATGGTCGATGGGGTGGCCATGTCCGCAACCGATAGCAGCGGCGGTCACACCGTCGATGGCGCGGACGGTGCGGCTGCGATCCCCACGGAGGGGATGACGCTCGGCTCGCACACCATCTCCGTCCTCGTCTCCACGGACGGCGTGACGGGCGTGGCGTCCCCGACCACCACCGTCCTCGTGGCGGAGGCACCGACCGGCACCGTGTCCGTAACCGGCACGCAGGATTCCAGCTCGTCGAGTCCCACCTACGGGTCGCTCGTCGTGACGGCGCAGCCGCTTGAGGTCATCCTCACCACGTCAACGAAGTCGCCATCTGCGATCATCGCCGTGGTAGCGGACGGAGCGGCGGCAGACGAGATGCACGAGGCGCAACCGGAGGGCGAGGTCGTTTGGAGCGCGGCTTTCTCCGGCTCCCAACTGAAACCGCCGAGCACATCGACCAGCTACGCACGGACAACCGACACGACCGTGAACCCGACCAAGACGTACTACACCAAGAGCGGGAACGTATACACGAAAGTGGATAATCCCACGCAGCAGGGGCTTTCAAGCTACTACGAGTACACCGGCACCGCATGGGCGATGTCCGCATCGGAGGCCATCGACATCCGCGATTGGTGCGGGTACAGCGTGAGATGCTCGCTGACAGACGAGGCCACCGGACTCTCCGCCGACCTCGCGCCCGCGCTGTTCTCCGTGAAGTGGGCGCATCAGGCGGTCGCACCTGACGGAACCGTCACGGTCAACGAGACGGCGCGATCCGCGACCATCACAGTCCCCGCTCCCACGGGCGCGTCGCAGACGGACGTGCTCGACCTGTACCGGGTAACTCCTGGCGGGAAGTACCTCATCGCATCCGGTCGTGCGTTCGGCTCTAGCATCATCGACACCTACGCGCCGTTCAAGAGCCGCCACTCGGATGCCGAGCTGCGCTACAGGGCGGTCCTGCGAACCGCCGATGGCGACATGGAGTTCTCCGACATCGGGTACGAGCTCACCTGCGGGTCGCTGCGTCTCGATTGGGATGAGAACAGCGTCGAGCTGCCCTACGACATCTCCCGTGGGGACTCGTTCTCCAAGGACTTCGGCGACCGCGTTCACGCGGACGGCAGCAGGGGAGGCTTCTGGTCGCCCGCGATCGAGCACAAGGGGTCGCTCTCGACGAACCTCATCAAGATTCGCTCCGTCGAGCAGCGCGAGGCGCTCATGGACATGGCCAGGTACGCCGGTCCGGTGTTCGTGCGCACTCCCGAGGGCATGGCGTACTGCTCGAACGCGAACCTCGGCTCGATGGAGGTCGAGGTCAACAACATGGCGATCTCCGTCTCCATCGACGCATCGGAGATCGGGCTCACCGATTCGTTCATGGCAGAACCAGTAGTGGAGGCGTGATGGATTTCCGAAGGCCATACACCGCCAGATGGCGCGTGATGCGCGTCGATGAGGCCACCTGGCAGTCCGTCTCCGAGCTGACCGGCGTCGTCTCCGCAACCGTATCGAGGGATTGCACGGATTCCGTGCCCCTTCTCGAATCCGCATCCGTCGAGCTCGACACGGACGCGGTGTTCGAGGAGGGATACCACCGCATCGAGGCCATCTGCACGCAGGACGGCGGCACGGAGGTCATACCGATCGCGACCGTCCTGCTCAACGAGGGGTCGGGCAAGATGAACCGTGGGCTGCGCACCGCCACGCTCAACGGACTGTCCGTCCTGCAACCAGCGGCGGACGAGCGGTTCGACCACGGCTCCTACGCGCCCAAGGGCGCTGACGGGGCGCTCGTGGCGGCTCGCATCCTGTCATCGGTGTGCAAGGCACCGGTCGAGGCTGTCGGCGGCTTCAAGCTCTCCGACAACATCGTCTACGACCTCGGGGCATCGTATATCGAGGGCGTGTGGGCGATCCTGAACGCCGCTGGATGGTGCATCCGCATAGCGGAGGACGGCACGATAAGGATTTGCGAGAAGCCGTCAGCTCCCCACGACGACGCGCCCATCATAGCGACGGACATAATCATGCCCGAGATAGGCTACGAGTCCGGCATCGCGTCCGTCCCCAACGTCTACGTCGCCATCGACGGCGAGCAGAAGGCGGAGGCCGTCAACGACGATCCCGCGTCGAGGACATCGACGGTTTCGAGGGGTCGCAGGATCGTCGAGGTCGATTCCTCGCCCTCCAAGGTCAACGGGGAGTCGCTACAGGCGTATGCGAGGCGGATGCTCAAGGAGAAGCGCACCGTTACCTCGATGAAGTACACCTACAAGCGCGAGTACCATCCCGGCGTCGTGCCGTTCGACATCCTGCGGGCGCATATCCCCGGATACGGCATCGACGGCTCGTTCCGCGTGATGTCGCAGACGCTCACGCTCACGCAGGGCATCGAGATAGACGAGAAATCAGGCATCGAGGAGGTTGCATGACGATCGACGGCAACATTCTGGATGATTTCGAGTCCGTTCTCGACATGAAGGTCGATTCCAACCGCCCCGGATCGTCGAAAACGGTCGGAACGGTGTCGAGGATCGACAAGGACGGCTCCGTTTGGGTGCGTCTGGCCGGTGCATCGACCGACACGCCATGCCGGACGGTCACGGTTGCATCCAAACCCGGCGATACGGTCGAGGTCGAGGTCGGCGGGGGCAGCGCACGCATCACGGGCAACGTCACATCGCCCTCAACAGACGATTCGACGGCTGAAACGGCCATCTCGCACGCGAGCAGGGCGATGGGAGACGCTACGAGGGCATACGAGGCCGCTAACGAGGCGCAGACGAGCGCAGATGCAGCGGCGGTAGCAGCAGTTGACGCGCAGACGAGCGCCAACAACGCTGCCACGGCTGCTTCAAATGCCCAGACGAGCGCAAACAACGCCGCTACAGCAGCCGCTAACGCGCAGACGAGCGCGAACACGGCGAATACAGCCGCCAACGACGCTTTGACGCAGCTAGGCATCGTCGAGCAGGTAGTCGATGTTCTCTCGTGGATTTCCGAGCACGCGACCTACAAGGCATCGACAGACACGGAGGTCGTCGCTGGCAAGTTCTACTTCACCAGGAGCGGCTCCGGCACGGCTCAAAACCCGTATGTCTACACATACGTCGTATCGCCGACCGGGAACCCATCGACGAACCACTACTACGAAATCGACAGCATCGACGAGGCGGTTTCAAACTACATATCCGCCCACCTTGCTCTCACGGATGACGGCCTTTATGTCGTCAAGGACAACAACGGCTACAAGGTGCTCCTATCCAACGCCGGTATGAGCGTCTACGACCCGCAAGGCGGCATCGTCGGCAGCTACGGCGCGAACGTCAGCATCGGCAGAGAGACGGAGACGCACATCGCCATCACGCCAACCGAGCTCGCGCTCAAGGACAGCGCGGGGCAGTCCATCGCGTACATCGCGGCAGACGAGGGCGGTCTATCGACGCTTTTCACGACGAGGGTGTTCGCCACAGAGGGCATCACATTCGGAAGCTGGCGCTGGTTTGAGAACAGCGACGGGAACCTGACATTACAATGGATTGGAGATGCAAATGTCTAGTGCGGTTTACAACACGTACATGGTTCGCTGCACGGGTCAGGGAACATGGTCGAACGGGAAATACTCGACCGAGAGCGACGAAGGCTCGTATATCTACGTCCGCGCATGGGGGATTGTCAGAAGCAGCTCGACCGGCACGGTGTCGCTCGCGATAGAGCAGATGTTCAAGGGCGAAACCGAGATATACAACGCGACCTACTCGCCGAGCGCGACGCAGACCACGAGCAAGAGCACTTCCGCAACCCCGTTCTATTGGGATGCCGGTTGGCTCATCTCCATTTCGGGCGGGTTCGATGTCGATGAGAGGTACAGCGTCTCAATATCGCTGAACTCCCCCGGAGGGTCATCCAGCGCGGTCGCATACGTCGCAGCCGCGTTCAGGACAATCGACGTTCTCGCAGGCGGGCATGGCATCGCGTTCGGCACGAAGGCCACGAAGGATGACACCCTCGAAGTCGCGAACATGAACGTCGAGGTCGATGGAGAAGTGAAAACCGACCGAGGGCATTTCAGAATCGGCTCTACGGCTGGCAGGGATAGCGAGGGCGAACTCGACCTATACCTCGATGCAAGTGATACCCTGTTCTTCCTCGTCAACGAGCACGATGACCTGATGGGATTGCAGCCGCTACACAGAGTCTACTTATCATCCCTCGGCAACCTCGCGTATCAGCCGTATACGGTCGGCAGTTGGGGGACTATAGATTACTTCCTCAAGAGAAGCGAGCTTAATGCCTTCTTCTCGTATAAGACTGTCACATCCAGCAACATCGGCAGCGTCGCAGCCAACGGCGGCACAGCATGGGTCGGCACGGACAATTCGCCGTGGAGCGTGGCGAAAACCGGATACAAGGCAATCGCCATAAGCGGTTACTACATCAACGGCGCACCGGCGCTCTCCGTCTACTGCATGAGGTTCACCGACGCAACGCACATTCAGTTCGCGGTCAGGAACAACTCATCGACGGCGACCAGCTCGACCGCGAAAATCGAGGCGCAAGTCCTCTACGTCAAGAACAGTTAAGGGGTGGGGAGCATGTCGGTATACATGATTCACGCAATCGAATGGGTGATAACCGCCGTACTCGCGGGCGTGGTCGGGTACGTCGGCGCGACGATGCGAAAGAAGCAGACGCACGATGACGCGATGGAGCAGGGCATGAGGGTTCTGCTCCGCACGCAGATCGTGGATGCCTATTACAAATACCACGTCCAGCAGAAGAAGATGACGGTCGAGCGACGCGCCGAGCTGGACGAGTCCTTCCAGGCGTACACGCGGCTCGGGGGCAACGGCACGGTGGCGACGCTGTTCCATGAGCTCGATGAAGATGATGTCTGGATTCTCGATGACGTGAGGAAGGTGAAGGAATGAACTGGAAATCGTTTCTCAAGGCGGCGGGCATCCGCGCCCTCCGCACGGTCGCGCAAACCGCAATCGCCATGATCCCGGTGGGCGTGAGCATCACCGACGTAGGCTGGTACGCCGTTGCGGGAACCGCGATTCTGGCCGGAATCGTCTCCTTGCTCACCAGCTTCGCCACGGGACTCCCCGAAGTCGATGAGGAGGTCTACGATGGCGATTAAGTACGTCGTAGCCGCCCGCATCGGGTCGAACAACCGCGTCTCCGGCGATAAGGCCGGAGATCAGGGCAGCGAGATAACGGTACACTCGCTTACCAGCTCGGGGAGCTGGACCTACATCCTGCGCCCGCCCAAGAACGCGGACAAGATCGTCAAGGCCGCATACGCCACCGCAGCGAACGACCACATCGGATACGACCAATCGCAGCGCACGACGTTCTTCAAGGCCGCGCAGAAACTTGGCTGGGACATCTCGGCGATCAAGACGGACGTGGAGACGGACTGCTCCGCCGCCGTGTCGGTCTGGGTCAACTCCGCTGGATACAAAGTCTCGATGGACATATACACCGGCAACGAGGTCGAGGCGCTCAAGAAGGTCGGCTTCACCGTCATCGCCTACGCATCCGGTTCCCTCAAACCCGGCGACGTTCTCTGGCGCAAGGGACACACGGCGGTCTACGTCGGCACCAACAAGACGTACACGGCGGCTGTCTCGCAGGCCAACGCGACCGTCGTGGCGAAACTCGTGGATTTGAGCCATTGGAACGGCAACGTCGATCTCGCGAAGGTCAAGGCCGCTGGCTGGCACGTCATCCTCAAATGCGGTGACAACAACATCTCCGGCATCGTCGATCCCACGTTCCAGTCCCGTGCGAAGAAGTGCGAGTCACTCGGCATCCCGTATGGCGTGTACTGGTACGCACGGGCGAAGAACGCGACGCAGGCCAAGACGGAGGCGCAGAGATGCCTCAATCTCGTCAAGGGTCGGAAGTTGAGCTATCCGATCTATTACGACATCGAGGAAGTGTCGCTCGGCAACGTCGCGGGAGATGCCTGCAAGGCGTTCTGCACCGCCATCGAGAAGGCCGGATATTGGGCGGGCATCTACTCGGGAGACTCGTACTGGCAGCAGCATCTCATCAACCGCGTCGGCGACAAGTACACCAAATGGATCGCCCGCTATGGAGTGGACAACGGTCAGCCGTCCTACAAGCCGGTCACGAAGAAGTACGACATCTGGCAGTATTCCTCGAAGGGGACCGTGCCGGGAGTGTCCGGCAAGTGCGACGTGAACAACGTCTACAAGGACTTCCCAAAGGCCATCACGGGAAAGACACCCTCCAAGCCTTCTTCCAGCACGAGCACGACCAAGACGGAGGTCAAGTACCGCGTCCGCCTCTACGGGTCGAAGAAATGGCTCGCCGAGGTAACGGGCAACAAGTCCTACGCCGGTACATACGGCAACGCCATCGGCTACATCGCCATCAAGGGGGTCAAGCGCTACCGCGTCAAGACCGCGAAGGGCTGGCTCCCGTGGGTGTCGAAGTACGACACCGCCGACCTGAACAAAGGCTGCGCGGGCGACGGCTCGCCGATCATCGCCGTGCAGGTCGATGACTCCTCGTGCCGCTATGCCGTCCACGTCATCGGCGGCGGATGGCTTCCCGACATGGTTGGGAACAAGGACACGGGGGGCAGCAAGGACACTTTTGCCGGTAACGGCAAGAAGGTGGACGGATTCCGGGCGAAAAGAGTGTGACATGGAGCGGACAATCGGGAGAGTGAGGTGAAGCTATGGAAATCGGAAGCAACGGTCTGGCCGAGGTCAATCTGACCATCCCGCAATCGACGAGCCTGGTTTTCGATGTTGTCCACAAGGACTCCGAGGGCAACGTCGTCGATCACAGCAACTCGACGGCTCGCATGGCGATCCAGACGAAGAAGGCCAACTACGTCCTCGACGAGTGCTGCACTTGCAGCTCGCAGGGCATCCACGTCGCCATCACCCCGGAGATTTCCGAGGGGCTCCCTGTCGGCAAGTCCCCGTGGGACATGATCGTCGAGATGCTGGGCGGCGAGAACGTGCGCATGTGCTACGGGACGGCGCGGATCGTGGACACCTACGCGGAGGATGAGGAGCGGGCATGACGATTGAGATTCGCAGAAGCGGCGACGTGGCCGTCATCACCGAGCCGCGCTACCGGGTGGAGGCGAGGGAGCAGGACTTCTCCGTCACCATATCCTCCGCGATCGTCATGGTCACGGGCGATCCCTACGAGGGCGCTTACACCGTCGTCCCCATGACCTCGGAGCAGGTGCTCCGAACCAAGGCGAAAACGATGCTCGATGACGTTACCGTCACCGAGATTCCATACCAGCAGACCACCAACGAGGCGGGGGGATACACCGTCTCGATAGCGAGCTAAAGGAGGCTCAAATGGCAAGCAATCCCTACGTCAACCAGGTCGTGTACGATGGCAACACGCTCATCGACCTCACGACGGACACGGCGGTCGCGACCGATGTCCTTACCGGCAAGTATTTCCACCTCGCGACCGGCCAGCGAGTGCAGGGCTCCTGCACCTACGACATGGACACGTCGGCGATGGATGCCGTCGCCGGAGAGATTCTGTACGGCAAGAAGGCGGGCGTCAACGGAAACGTCATCACCGGCTCGATGGTGAACAACGGCTCGAACAACGTCACCGTGACGGGATTGTCCGGCACGTCGATCCCGGCTGGCTACTACTCCGGCGCGGGCAAGGCCGTCATCGACTCGACGAGTTCATCGAACCTTAGCGCAAACAACATTCGCGAGGGCGTCGTCATCCTCGGGGTGGAGGGTACGCTCGTTCCCGAGTCGCAGCCCACGGTCGGACCTGCGACGGCGACTCCGACGAGCTCGCAGCAGGTCATCACGGCTGCGTCGTTGAGCCTCGACTACATCACGCAGGTCACGGTCTACGCGATCCCGTACACGGAGACGGACAACGCGCAGGGCGGTAAGACGGTCGTGATCGCAGGTAGCGCGGCGTAATGGCGAGCAACCCCTACATAAACAAGGTCGTCTACGAATCGACCACGCTGATCGACATAACCGACACGACGGCTGTCGCAGCCGATGTCGCGTCCGGCAAGTACCTCTACCTCGCATCGGGGCAGAAGGTCGCCGGGACGCTGGCAGACGGCGACTCGCTGGAATACGGGGTCAGCACGCAGCCGCTCGTCGGCACCGCCCGCGTTGGCGCTACTGAAATCTAGGAGGCACACATGTCCTACACACCGCACGAATGGAGCACGGGCGACACCATCACAGCCGCGAGGCTCAACGCCTTGGAGAACGGGGTGGGGAGCGCGGGGAGCGTTGCCTCCGTCTGCGTGAACTGGAACGACGGGGGGATGAGCGGGAGCGTCCTCTGCTATGTCGGATACGCGAAGGCGGTTCCCGGCGAGGACTTCTACTCGATAGAGTCGCCGCTGAACGAGCACTATTGCACCGCGCCGTACACCGGGAGGGACTACTTCGCCGTCCCGCTGCCTCCGTCCGGAGACGGCTTCAAGGCGTATGTTTTCTTCAACGAAAGCTACCACAGCATGGCGCTGTTCGATGTCGAGGGAAACATATCCGACACGGAGATAGAGGCTTTGGTGAAGATAGGCAGCTCAGAATGGAATTCGGCCGCGTACTACGGCTTCGAGGTAACGGGGGACGGGACGATTGCCGTCTCGTACAACGACTGATGCTCACGCTGATATGCGGCATGCCGAGAGCCGGGAAAACCACGCTCTCGCGGGAATACGCCAACGTCATACACCTAGACGACACGCACTCGCACAGGCGGGTGCTCGCCAAGATTGAGGGCATGGAGGGCGACGTGTGCGTCGAGGGGGTCTACCTAGACCCGAGGCAGCGTGCGGAGCTGCGAGCCGCCTACGCGGGACGGGCTAGGTGCATCTGCCTAGACACGCCGAGGGAGGTCAGGGAGCGGAGGCTGGGGCGTGCGATAAGACACGAGCTGCCGTTCAGGTTGCCAACATATGACGAGGGCTGGGACGAGATAGAGGTAATACGATGAGCAAGGTAGCCGTCACCAAGAGCAAGCTCGACGACCTCGCGCTGCACATCGCCGCGAAATCCGGCGAGGCCATGCCCATGACCATCGACGAGATGCAGGACGCGGTCGACGGCATCCAGACCGGGGGAGCGACGCTCCAGGCCAAGACGCGCACCATCTCCGCAGCCGGTACGTTCGTGGACGAGCCGGACGCGGGATACGATGGCTTGAGCAGCGTCACGACCACCGTGCCGCAGGGCAGCGTGTACACCACATTCGAGGACGAGTACATCACAGAATCCGGAAGTCTGAAATGGCGCGTTCGCGGAGCCGCTTACATAGCGACAGGCGATGATTACGGCACACCGGGATTCATCGCCGACAACACGTATGAAAGAGGCACATGGTGGACACGTCCAGCCATCGCCAAGAACACCTCCGTCACGCCCACCGAGACGGCGCAGACCATCGGCGGCGCGAACTACATGATGGAGCGCGCGGTCACCGTCAACGCCATCCCGAGCAGCTACGTCGGCTCGGGAATCACGCGCAGGAGCAGCAGCGACCTCACCGCCAGCGGCGATACGGTGTCCGTCCCGGCTGGCTACTACCAGAGCGCGGCGAGCAAGGCCATCGCAGCGGGCAGCGCGACACCGGGCGCGACGAAGGGCAGCGTGAGCAACCATCAGGTGAGCGTCACGCCGAGCGTCACCCGGACGGCTGGCTACGTCAGCGCTGGGACGAGCAGCGGCACGCCGGTCACCGTTCAGGCATCCGAGCTGGTCAGCGGCTCGCAATCCATCACCGAGAACGACACCTACGACGTAACCAACCTCGCCGAGGTCGTGGTGAACGTGAGCGGCGGCACGCCCGACCTCCACGTGGACACCAAGGACGTGACGCTGTCTAGCGCATCCTCGTCCATCAGCTTCACGAGCCTAGCCGGGGAACCTACCAGTTTCTCGGTCGTGAGCCGCGGGGACCTCGCAACCGGCGCGGCTCCGTACAAGGTCGCGGCGGTCGTGTTCGACGGATCGTCGACCATCGGGCAGTACATCACCAACACCTCCAACGCGCAGATGACCTATGATGGCAGCGGCTTCAGCCATAGCTACTCGAACGGCACGCTGACCATCACGTGCAGCGGCGCAAATTTCCAAGCCGTCGAGTACCTTCTGTGCTACACCTACGGCGGCGGCACGATAGCATCCGAGCAGGTGCAGGTCGGCAGCGGAGTCACGAGCATCACGTTCACGGGAATCAGCGACGAGCCGGAGGCGTGGGCGTGCATCTTCACCTCCAACATCGGCACGTCCAGCGGCTACACGCGCGCCCACGTCGTCGCGTTCGACGGCAGCTCCATCTACGGCATGGAGATGGGCAGCGGCTCCACGGCCACCGCGCACTGGTCGGCCAGCTTCTCGAACGGCAACCTCACCATCTCGTCGCAATCCACGACGCAGGGCGGGTACTTCCACCAGCCCGGCTACTACGAATTGGTCTACGCCATCGGAGGCGGCAACTACCAGACCAAGACCGTCACGCCCTCCACATCCGCGCAGACGGTGACCGCCGACAGCGGCTACGATGCGCTGAAGCGCGTGAACGTCGAGGCAATCCCGAGCGAGTACATCATCCCGACCGGCAACATCGCAATCACGAGCAATACCGGCACCGGGCAAACGCTCAACGTCTCGCAATACGCGACCGCCACCGTCAACGTGCCCACGTCTGGCGGGGGAGCGACCGTGGCCACCAAATCGGTGACCGCATCGAACCGTCCGTCCTCGCTGGCCTTCTCCAGCTTGTCAGGCCAGCCCAAGATGTTCGCATTGAAGGCCACGTTCACCATGACCTCGTCCTCGACGACCTACTACTACGTGGATAGTATGCGCGGCTACCTGTCCAACAACGCATACACGGTGCAGGGCAGGCTTTTCCGCATGGGCAGCACGAGGCAGACGGAGCAGGTGCAGACCGGCTACACGGCGACGTACTCCAACGGCACGCTCACGCTCACGTCGAGCGGCAACCGCACCACGTCCCCCGGCTGCTTCTACAACGGCTCGTATGAGTTGGTCTACGTGTACTAGATCGCGGAAATCGCGGATCGCTGGAAAAGTTAGCACACTTTAGCACACACGGAGTCCCGCCTGGAAAGCAGAAAACCCGCGAAAATGCGGGTTTACCGGGGGTTTTATGGTGGGCCCAGCAGGACTCGAACCTGCAACCAAGGGATTATGAGAGCGGGTTGTCCCGTTTCCCGTTTCCCCCCGGTAGATGCCCAAAACCGACGTTTTCCCCGGTAAACCTGCAAATCCTACAAATCCTACAAAGCGTGCAAATCCCGCAGCCGTCTACAGTTAGCACACTTTAGCACACTTCCCTGTCCCATTAACGGGACACCGCGAATCCCTCGCCCATCGTCTCGTCGAGTGCATCCGCGCATCGGCGATCCACGGCATCGCTGGCGCGGACGTAGAACCGCTCCGTGATGTACGTCGATGCGTGCCGTCCCCTCCTGGAAGTCGCCTTGATGTCGTGCGTCGCCTCGTACACCATACTAAGCGATGTGTGCCGCAGGTTCTTGAATGGAATGTAGCGAACGGGCGGCGCTTCATCCCTCGCGTCATGGCTCCAAGTGAACCATAGCCGACGCCATGCCTCCGTAACCTGATTGGGTTCCAAGCCGATTATGAGGCCATCGTCTCGCAGCGGGTCGAGCCAGTCTCTCGCCCACTTCGGCACGATGAGGCGGGCGACGGAGTTCGGCGTCTTGGGAGCGTCCTTGCCCCACGACCTCCTGACGTGGATCGTCTCGCCGTCGTAGTCCGTCCACTCAAGGGCGCATATCTCGCCGCGTCTCAACCCGCAGGACAACGCTATCACGACGGCGGTTTTCAGCTCCACGTCCATCGGATGATTCAGGATGACCGCAACCTCGTCTGACGTGTAGACATCCTCGATGGTCACGGCTCCCGTCCTCTGCCTGACCGGTTCGACGCGATCGCACACGCGGTCGCGCATGTACCCGTTGCGGTATGCCCAATTCAGGACGGTTCTCAACACCCTGAACGTCCCCGGTGCATCTTTGTTAAGACTGGCGATGAATCGCGTCACACGCGCCGGTGTGATGTCAGATACCATGACGCGCCCCAAAGCCGGGAGAATGGATTTGGTGAGCTTCGAGCGGTATCCGGCGAGGGTCGATTCGGCGAGAGTGCCGTTGGACACCCTCCGCTCCGCGTCAGCCAGGTACAGCTCCGCCAACTCGGAGAATCGGCGGTCGCGCTTCATGCCGTCCGTCCCGAGCAGACGCTCCAACTCCAACTCCGCGTCCGCCCTCGTGCCGCTCACGGTGGCGGTCAGCTTGTGCGGATGCCCCTCGTCGTCGCGGATCGTCGCGAACACGCGCCAGCGGTCGGTTCCCTTCTTCTGGATCGAGCCGTGCAAGCGTCTCATGCTATCCCCTCCGCCACACGACTCGTATCTTCATGCGAGGCCATGCCCCTAATCGCGCATAGAGCCATCTCGCGTCCGCTCACATCAAGGGAGCGGTACAGTTCCAGCAGCTCGCGCTCGTCTGGTTTGAGGGGAGCCGTCGCCCTCGCGTCGATGACAAATTCGGCACGCGGCCTGTCGGTTCGCTTGAGAAGGTAGTCAACCGTCACTCCGTAGAGTTCGGACAGCTTCGCGAGCTGTTCGCCCTTCAAACCCTTCCCGATTCCCTGCTCCCAATTACGGTATGTGCCAGTAGCGACGCCGATCGCACGCGCAGCATCCTCCTGTGTGAACTTCCCCGATTCGGTTGTCACGGCGTATGCTCTCCTAGCCTCACCGATGTTGTTCTCGAACATCAGCCACCTCCATTCTCCGATATTTGTGGAAATTTTAACCCACTACACAAATTTTTCTTGAAAATACACGAGAATAGTGTAATATCAGTATCAACTACACGAGACTTGTGCAACGAATGGAGGTGAAATGGCTAAGAACATGGCATCTGAAAGAGTCCGCATCGGACTCACGCAAGCGCAGATGGCAGAGAACGTCGGCATCTCATCGTCTGCGCTTTTCAAGTACGAGGCGGATGTTTCCACGGCTCCTGTGTCCGTCCTCTGCAAGATCGCCGACCTTTGCGGGTGCTCCGTGGACTACCTGCTCGACCGTACCGACAAGAGAACCGCCTAACAAGGCACTTTGACAATCGAAGAACCGGCACCGACGCGGGCGACGGGGACTCCTCGTGCAGACATATCTACCGAGGGCGAGCCAATCCTCCTTTCGTATCTGACCCTCGGCTCCTTCTGTCCCATTCCCTTCTTTTGTGGTGAAACCCGCCCCGTCGTCCGTGTCCGTGCCGGTTCGCAGGAGAGGAGGGGAATTGACTTGGTTGACCGTCGAGGAAGCGCGGAAGATCGCGAACTGCTCGCAGCAGACGATCTACAAGCTATGCGAGTCGGGCGAGCTTCCAGCGTGCAACCTCGGCAGCAGGAAGCGCCGGGAGTGGCGCATCGAGGAGGAAGTCCTCGTCAAGTGGATGAGGGAAGGAGGCGTCAGGTGACAGCCGACACCAAAAGAGAGCGCCCCGGTTATCCGAGGCGCAAGCCGCGACGCAAATACGGCTATTCGGATTGTATCAGAAACGAGGCGATTTTTCTATTCGCCGTCATAGTCCTGCCGCTTGCGGCTGTGATCGTGATGGGGGTGGGTTGGTGAACGAGAAGCAGCAGCTAGTCCTGGTTTCCGCCGTCCACTCCGTAGCGGGCAAGGCGAAGAAGGAGCTCGCAGCCGAGGTCAAGGCGCAGCTCTACGAGGAGGGCAACGACGGCGCGACCGTCAAGATCGGCGACCAGCGCGTGACCATCAACCTCTACTGCCCATCGACCAAGGAGTACGTGGGCGGGGGCGATGAGTTCGCCGAGTTCATGCGCGAGCACGGGATGGTCAAGGAGGTCATCGACGACGAGTGGAAGAAGTGCATCGTCGTTGCCGGGAACAAGGTGCTGTGGGAGGAGACGGGCGAGGTAGTGCCGGGAGTCTCCGTCCAGATCGTCGAGAAGGCAGATTACGTCAAGTGCGAGCGGATGAACGCCGAGAAGGTGCTCGCGGCTGCTAGGGATGCCGGGATGCTCGACTCGGTTTCGCTTCCGCTCTTGGAAGGAGAGTAATGGAGTACAGGAATTGCGAGGAGTACGTCCTCGCGGAGTTGCAGCGCGTGACAGCCGAGTTGGAGGAACTCACCGAGCGGCACAACACGACGCTCAAGCACTACAGCGAGCTCTACACGGAGCGCAACAAGATCGAGGCCGAACTCGAACGCGCCATCGAGCAGATGACGGAACTCGAAAGCCAGATGCAGATTTTCGCGGACAAGTACAACGAGCTCGAACGCAACACGACCATCACGGTCAGCAGCTTCGAGCCGGTGAGGGAGGTCGGAGATGGCGCAGAGTAAGGGAATCGTCGATGTCCTGCATGACCTACAGGTCGCGCTGAAAGTACCGAAGAACTTGTGGAACGACTTTGGCGGCTATCCGTACAGGAGCGCCGAGTCGATCCTCCAAGCCACCAAGCCGCTGCTCCCCGATGGCTACGCCATCATCTGCAACACGGAGCCGATCGAGGTCTGCGGGAGGTTGCTATGCAAGGCGACGGCATCGCTCGTCGGAGTGGAGAACACCATCTCCGCGACCGCCTACTCGACCGAGCCGGATTCCAAGAAGGGTATGGACTCGTCGCAGGTTTCAGGCTCGAACGGCTCGTATGCGAAGAAGTACGCGCTTGGCAACCTCCTCGCCATCGACGGCACGATGGATTCAGACGACCCGGTTGTCCAGGCGGCTACGGAGGAGCCGGACGTGATCGTCGTGGATGACCGCAAGGAGACTCTGAATCGCCTGTGGAGGGTCGTCGCGCAGTATTGCGAGCAGCAGAACCTAGACCCAAAGACGGTCGCGCAGAACGCGCTCAAGGGACGCGAGCTCAAGGAGTGGCCGACAGACGAGCTAAAGGAGCTCGCCGACGATTTCGAGAGCCAGGTGGTCTAGTTGACGAACAAGGAGGCGCTGCTCGAACTGCTCTCCGATGGCGAATGGCACTCGAACGGCGAGTGTGCGGAGTACGCCGGGTTCAGGTACGGCGGCAGGAAGTTCGAGCTGGAACGCGATGGATACATCATCGACAAGAGACATGTCAAGGGCGGCAGATGGGACTACCGCCTGTCAGGGAGGAGATTCTAGTGGGAGGACCGAGGGTTACGGCGGCGACCATCAAGGAAGTCAAGGAGAGGAAGGAACAGTTCCCGAACATGTGCCATGCGGACATAGGGAAGCTGTGCAGCGTGTCGCGCTCGACCGTCCAGAGGGTGCTCGCGGGAGAGCTGGACTACGTGCTTGAGGAAGCGGAAGCGGTCGCGGGAGACTTCGACCTCGCCGAGTTCTTCGGAGCGGCGACGGTCGAGGACGTGGTGGATCAGCTTGAGAAACTGACCAACGTGTGCTGCTACATCGGATACCTGCTCGCCGCCATCAAAGACCCCAAGACAAACGATTTCGACGCCCTCGTGAGCGCATCGAGGAGCGAGTTCAAGCAGAGCATGACGGGAGGCAGGTAGTGAACATCAACCGAGTGGTGTTGAGCGGCAACCTGACGAGGGATGCCGAGATGCGGAGCACGAGGAACGGATCGAGCGTGCTGAACTTCAGGATCGCATCGAACGACCGCAAGCTGAACAAGCAGACGAACCAATGGGAGGACGTTCCCAACTACGTCGATTGCTCGATCTTCGGCAAGCGTGCGGAGAACGTGGAGCCATTCCTGCGCAGGGGCATCAAGGTCTGCGTCGAGGGCAAGCTGCGATGGAGCAAGTTCGACACGAGGGACGGCGGCACACGCGAGAAGCTGGAAGTCATCGTCGATGAGCTAGAGCTTATGACGGCGAAGTCTGCGGAGCCGCGTGAGCGTGCGCAGGAGAGCGTCCAGATGGCGCAGGAGACGGCGCAGAGCTGGCTTGCGAGCGATGATCTGTCCAACAACGATGTGATTCCGTTTTAGTCATGGCTAGGCGCAACGAACTCGCCTTCCTTTTCTTCGAGTCCTATTGGGAGACGCTCAACAAGGCTCTCAAATCGAAGAAGAAGCGGGCGGAGATGGCATACGCGCTCATCGAGGCGTTCTTCACGGGCGAGTCCCAGGCTGGCAGGTTCAGCGGGACGGAGTGGGGCATGTACTCGCAGTTGGAAGAAGAGATGTGGTACAGCAGGTCGCAAGCGATGAAAGGTCGAACCGGAGGGCAAGCAGGACGCAAACCAAAGGTGCAACCAAACAGCGAACCAAAGTGCGAACCAGATGGTGAACCAAACGGCGAACCAAATGCTAACCCTAAGACTAAGACTAATAAAAAAGAAAAAATAAATAAAAAAGAAAACCCAACCACATCGACAACCACTTCCTCGATATGCCCCAAGTGCAACGTCGAGTACGACTGCATCTCTCCCGGCGTCTACAGGTGTCCTAGCTGCGACATCACCTGGACTGTGAGGGCTGTCTGATGCAGGACACCTACTCGATGCTGGATCAGGCGCAACGGCATTACCTCGAAGCCATCGAATCGGAGCGGGAGAACGGGGAGGCTCTTTCAGAAGCCACCCGGCAGTACCGCATGGCGATCGAGGCCAAGACGCTAGAGCTGCGCATGGACAAGGGGTATCCCGTCACCCTCATCCCGGACTTGGTTCGCGGAAGCGCGGAGGTAGCGCCACTCGGTTACGAGCGCGACCGCATCCGCGCCAACTACGACGCGGATCGGTCGCTCGTGGAGTTCTGGAAGCAGCGGGTCTACATCCTGCAACGTGAAATCGAATTGGAGGCGAAGGGACTGTGAGGTTCTGGCAGAGATTCCGCGACGTGCTCGCGGAGAAGGGGATGACGCAGACGGAGTTCGCCGACGAGATCGGCAAGAAGCAATCGGCGGTGTCCAGATGGGCGAACGGGACGGTGAACCCGTCGCTTGAGAACCTGCTCCTCATAGCCGAGGCGCTCGACATGACGCTCTCCGAGCTGCTAGAGGACGTGGACGGATGACGGACATGCTCGGCGATTGCTGCATCGTCTGCGGCAAATGGGGGGTCAACGTCCATCACGAGCCGCCGAAGGGATTGGGGGGCGAGAAGTCATGGGACGGATCGCTCCTCGCCCTCTGCGGCTCGGGGACGGAGGGATGCCACGGATTGAGACATGCCGGGAGGCTGAAACTCGAATGGCGTCGCGGCAGGTGGATGTGGAGGGGCGAGTGCAGGACTCGCAAGAGCGAATGCTGGATGCCCTGCCACGATGACGAGTTCTGGAATGGATTGAGGAGACTCTATGACTGACATGTACGTCGGAAGGACGTTCAAGGCGAAGGAGGGATGGTCGAAGTACCGGTGCGTCGCCCGCGACAGGGATGGAGCGTACATACTCCGCTCCCTTCGGAGTCCCGACAAGATCATCGCGCTACGGGAGATCGATTTGGTCACGAAATGGAAGGTGATCGCGTGAGGGATGACTCCGAATACTTCGGAAGCCCGGATTACCGCTTCTGCGGCGAGTGCAGGCACTTCGAGCCGAAGTGGACTATGGGGTTCGCGGCTCATGGCCGCATCTACAAGGGGAAGCTGCGCGAGGGAGAATGCACGAGGTTCGGCCTCGTGGTGCGCGAGAGGACCGTCGATGAGGACGGATGCTGGGAGGGAAGATGACCGACGAGCTGCACGACAGGGAACGGGCGATGATCCTCGCCGTCTGCGCCCACGAGATAGTCGAGGATGACATGCTCGACTACATGGCGAGGTCGCACGCGGCTGCGATGGCGATATTCAAGTTCGTCGAGGACAGCTTCAACCCGAGCGAGAGCTTCATGTTCCTCACGACGCTCGCCGACTGCATCGAGGATGCCCTCGCGGAGCACTCCGATGTCATCTGGGAAAGCTACGCGGAGCGCGTCATAGACGACGAGATGGGAGAGACATGCCGGTGATGATGGGGACGGTCAACGGGAAGATATACCGTCAGCCAGCGCCGGTCGATCCGCCGAAACCGAGGCGCGGATGGCTTCCGTTCGATTCCTGGGAGGCGGCTCTGATCGAGAAATGGAAACGGGAGAACATCTCCGACGAGTGGATCGCGTTGTGGACGATGCGCCCGGTGCGGCAGATAGCGAGGTTCAACCCGACGAGGCCGAACGGGAGGAGACATGGCTAACCCGAGCAAGCAGAAGGGAACGAAGGCGGAGACGGCGGTCGTGAGATACCTCGAGTTCCACGGCTACAGGGCGAAAAGGAACGCCCTGCACGGAAACGCCGACGAGGGTGACATCATGGCCGACATAGGAGGGCTCGATGTCTGCATCGAGGTCAAGAACCGCAAGCGTATCGAGCTCGCGAAATGGATGGGGGAGTTGTCGAGAGAGAAGGAGAACGCCGGAGCCGACTGCGGAGTCCTCGTCATCAAGCCGGAGGGAACCGGCTTGGAGAAGGTCGGCAAATGGTGGGTAGTGATGGAGTTCGACGAGTTCAGGTGGGGGAGATGAGGTACATCAGCATCTTCTCCGGCATCGAGGCGGCGAGCGTGGCATGGGAGCCGCTCGGATGGGAACCCGTGGCCTTCGCGGAGATAGAGAAGTTCCCGAGCGCGGTGCTCGCGGAGAGGTTCCCCGACGTGCCGAACCTCGGGGACGTGACGAAAATCGAATGGGAAAAGGTGATAGGGGAACATGGATCAGTTGACGTTCTGGTCGGAGGAAGCCCTTGCCAGTCTTTCAGCATCGCCGGGAACCGGGATGGACTCGACGGGGCAAGCGGACTCATGTGGGAGTATGTACGAGCTGTACGAGAAATCCGTCCTCGATGGATTGTCTGGGAGAATGTTCCGGGAGCTCTCTCCTCGGGACCGGGCAAAGGCAAGGGCAAGCAGAGCGGGGAGGATTTCGGATGCCTGCTCCGAAGCCTGGATGAGCTCGGGTACGGTCTATGCTGGCGAATACTTGACGCGCAGTTCTTCGGAGTGGCGCAGCGACGCAGACGTGTGTTTCTTGTCGGATGTCTTGGAGCCGAGCCCCCCGTCGAGGTTCTATTTGAGCGCGACGGCCTGCGCTGGGATTTTAACCCGAGCCGAGAGGAGAGGGAAATCCTTGCCAGAGCCGCTCGGATCGACGCTGCGGAGGATAGCGGCGGAAGCGTGAGCGGGTTCAAGTGGAATCAGGGAGCGGATGCCGGGAACATCGGATACGAGGAGGAGAACGCTCCTACTGTCGTGGCCGACTGGCACAATCCAGCCGTCGTGATGCCGTTCGACGTTACGCAGATAACGCATCCCGTGAACGCGAGCAAACCGCAGTTCGGTGACCCGACCGGAACGCTCGTGAAGGATTCCAGGTCCCCGCATGTCGTGATCGCACCGACGTACTCGCTGAAAACCGACCACATGGGGCAGAACGGGAAACTCCACTCCGAGGAAGTGACTCCGACGCTCGACATAGCATCCGCGACCCCCGTGGTGTTCCAGCAGAACCAGCGCGAGGAAGTGCGTCTTGTAGGCGGCGAGGGAAACGTCGCAGAATCGCTGTCCGCGAGTCCCGGCATGAAGAACACGAACTACGTCATGTGCATGGCCGACACGCAATCGAACACGGCCATCGACGACGAGATGAGCGGGACGCTCAACGCCAGAATGTTCAAAGACCCTCCGATAGTCGGGTATTCGGGTGATGGTGAATGATGATGGCTAGGAAACCGGCATACACGCTCGTCACGAGGACGGGAGCGGATACGTACATCAAGCCGGACGGATCGGTCGGCACGGCGGGAAAGGGAGGACTCGTCTCCGAGGATTCGAGTCTCACCCTAAGCACTCGGAACGAGCAGAGCGTGTTCCAGCACCAAGAGGGAGACGGAATGGAGGGAGAGTACATCGTCAGGAGGCTGACGCCGCGCGAATGCGAGCGTTTGCAGGGCTTTCCGAGCGTTGTCGAGTTGAAAGGTGGGGAGATGACAACAGACGAATTGATAGCGTGTGCTCTTGCAAATGGCGATGTGATATGCGATTTCGATACCGGAAAGGTATATGGGACACGAGGTCCTGGTGGCATGAAACTTGATAAGCCGAGGGAACTCGGGATGGTTCATCCGTCAGGCTATACGATTATCAATTTAAGTGCAGGTGGCGAGAAGAAACAAGTCAAAGCGCATCGTTTGATATGGATGGCAGCATACGGGGCAATTCCCGATGGATATGTTGTAGATCACATCAATAACGATAAGTCGGATAACAGGTTGTCCAATTTGCAAATTCTCACTCCTGAAAACAACTCGCATAAAGCTTGCGCTGATGGTCTGTATAAATCTGGTGAGGAGAATGGCAGAGCCAAACTTACAGCGGAAATCAGGACGCATATTCTACACGACTATTTGGCTGGCGGAACTTCATACAGGCAGCTTGCAGAGAGATACGGAGTGTCGAAAAGCCGTATTGGACAAATTATCAACGAAACCGATTGGACGCTGATACCGTGGCGCGGGAAACCCGCCGAGGAATGCCCGGATGGACCGCGCTACAAGGCGATCGGAAACTCGATGGCGGTTCCGGTGATGCGATGGATCGGCGAGCGAATCGAGATGGCGGAAGATGCAGTTCGAGATGATTGAGAGAAACGCGATCATCGACGGTCGCATGTGCGATTCGGTGGTGACGGTATCGCCAACGGGAGCCGAGATATGGCTGCACATCGACCGCGATACGAGGGAATTGCTCCTCGCCGAGCGGATCGACGGCGAGTGGACGGAAATCGACTTGGAGCAGGCGCGGATCGACTATGCCGACGTGCTCCATGCGGCGAGATAGGGGAGCGGATGAGCGAGCTGAAACCCTGCCCGTTCTGCAAGGACGGTGGCAGGCCGGTGTCGCTGCTGGCATCAGAGCCGGGGCGCACGCCGGTGTGGTGCATGGACTGCGGCGCGATGGCGGACAGCCCCGAATCATGGAACGCCCGCTACGAGCGGACGTGCCGCAACATCGACCCGCGCGGCGGGTTCCGCTGCTCGAGGTGCGGCGAGCGCAGGTTCGTCGGCTGGGGCGAGGACGATTACGCGAGATGCCCCGGATGCGGGGCGGAGGTGGTGGATTAGATGGCGGAGTACATCACGGAGTTCTTCGGCAGCTCTTCCGGTGGCTCATATACGGAGCGGCGCGAGGAAATCGTGCGCTGCCGGGATTGCAAGTATTTCGCAGTCAAAAGCAGCGACCACGAGTTCAGGAGCGATTGGTTCTGCAAGCTGTTCAGGCACGGTTGCGCGGAGCCGGATGGATTCTGCAAGTGGGGCGAACGCAAATGAAACCGCTTCAAATCGCGATCCTCCTGCCGCTCCTCGCAATCATGCCGCTGTTCATAGCAGCGATTGTATTCCTAATCGGAACGGAGAGAACATGGACACGATGACATACGGATACATCGACTCCGACAAGCCGGTCATCTACACGGCGACCGAATGCGTCCCTGACGAAAGGCTCGAGATCGTGCGCTGCCGGGATTGCAAGCATTTCCAAGTCAGTCCGTTCGGTGCAGCCATGTACTGCGAGAGATTCGAGAATCTATGGCTCGGTGGCAGGACGGATGGATTCTGCTATTGGGGCGAGAGGAAGTAGAAAGGATGGGACACTCGATGTTCCTAACGCAGATAATCGGCTGCGTCGTTGCAGCCCTCGTAGTGCTCCTGGTATGGGAGCATCACCGCCTGAAAGCCCTCGAAAGGAAGTTCGGGCGTATGGAGAGGCCGTGGAACGATATGCAGAGAAGGAAAAGATAGGGGAGTGATATGGAAGCCAGGATCAAGTGGCTCGATAGGAAAGGAGACATACATGTCTCCTTGGTGAACGCCGACAACATAAACGACGTGTTGGAGATTTTCGGACTCGTCGAGCCGACCGGGATAATCGAGACGGTCGAGGAGATGATCGGCGATGGGGAGGATGAAAGCGAATGAGAAAGGCGTTCTGCGACCGCTGCGGCAAGGTGATCGACGATGGCGAGAACGGCGAGATGTGGCAAGTCAGGGCGGAGTACCATGTGAGGGATGACGGCGAGCCGAGAGCCGTTGACCTCGAGACGTTCGAGCTCTGTCCCGAATGCTACGAGAAAATGCTCGGAGCCGAGAAGTGAGATGGACGACGGGGATGAACGCGATCCTCTACGAGCATGGCAACGAGGGAGTCGATGCTGTCCGGAAGATGCTCCGGGAGAAATACCACGTCAGGGTATCGAACGCCGCGATCCAGAAGCACGCGAGCAGGATAGGGGCGAGCCTTCGGAAGCTGCGGACGTGCGCCAAATGCGGCCACGTCGGACCTCCCGAGCAATTCGCCCGCGACCGCCAGATGTGCCGGAAATGCAACGCGCAGTACCTAGCGGAGAAGGCCAGGATGAGCGGCGCGTCGCTCGATCCGGACGAGATGGCGCGGGCGAGACGTGAGTACGATAGGGTACGGCAGGAGAACCATCGCCGAAAGAATGTCAAGGATGGCGTCAATTAGCCGGTCGAAGGCTATTTCCAGATAGAACCGGCGTTCATCTCGCGTGCGATGGTCTGCCATTCCTCGCTCGTCCACGAACTGAACACGGTCGGCTCGATCGTGCGTGTGCGCATGGCTATCTTCTCCTTGATGCGCAACCAGGCGAAGATGATGATGCCGACCGGAATCGCCAGCACGCTCATCAATGCCATTCCACCGAAAACGAAACCCATGCTTACCTCCTTACTTCTCCGGAATCTCCGGTGGGTCGATGGTGAACGAATTTGGCGGCAGCGCTCCCTCGGGAACGAGCGCGAGCCGGTATCCGCAGACGGCTGCGGCGGCGGAAAGCGTCCTCGACGAGACGCCGGACTCGCGTAGGAGCGACGAGCTTAGAAGCGAGGGGCACCTGCCCATCGAGCGTGATACCTCTTGAAGCGAGAAACCGGAACCGGCCACCATCGCACGGACAGCTTGTGAAGCGTTCATTGATCCTCCTAACATGAAGATTTGTTGTTGTTTGAATTGTAATCGTTGGATTTAATCGAGTCAAGTGGTGACTACGCTAACAGTCCTTGCGATCCCAAGCGTTGCGATCGATGATCTCGTCAACGTCGATTCCACCACGCCAGCATCGGTTCCCGCTGCCATCGACGAACGAAACCTCGTCGATGATGGCATCGAGGTCGAACTCGCTCGTATCGCAGAAGTTCTCGCCAATGTACTTCTCCAAGCAATCCTGGTTGAAAGGCTTGCCGCCGACCATCTGGGATTTGAACTGGCCGAGGATGAATCCGGCGATGCTCTCCTCAACATAGAACTCTTTGAGAAGTGTCCGCATCTTCGCAACGTCGAGCAGCCTTCCCATAGTCGCGTGCATCAGATGCTCAATCGAGTCGATCCTATCCTCGTACCGCCCCGACGTGTCGAGCGAGGGATTATCCCAGAGGAATTGCATCTCGAACACATCGACGTTGATTTGGTCGTAAAGGCTCTCCAAGTTACGCGCGAGCTCGGAAATCTCGTCTGCGAAACCGAATGCGATTTGAACCATGTTGTCATGCTGCTCCCGAATGTCCATCGGAACGTCCTTCGTCATGTCAATCACCAATCCCTTTCCATCGAAACTTTGCAAACGAACTCGATCGCCTCGTCGATATCCTCACCGTCATCGACCAGCTCCCAAACGCGCTCGTCTAGGAAGTCGTATCCGTATCCCGTTATTTTCTCGGTCCATTTCAGGCTCGCGATGTATTCCGTCGCGAACTCCCAAGCGGAGATGATTGCCTCCTGATGGGTTACGCCGTCCTCGATGGAATCCCAAATCATGTCGTTGATGAACTTGGCGTCGAAGTCCGTGTCCTTGATGATGAGCCTTGTCGCGTCCTCGACGATCTCGATTTGCAAATCCTTGAAATAACCCATGTTGTCCTCCTTCTAATCGTTGATGTTCTCGTAAACGCCGCCGCACATCGCGTTCTGCTTGGCGACCCACTTCTCGAATCCCTTGATGGTTTTCCATTTCTTGTAGCCGCAAGCATCCTGATAGGCGATGCTCCCGTCGTCGTCGATCCAAACGGAACCGTATCCGAAGTCCTGCATCGCATACGTGATAGTCCCGTACCTCGTCTCCTTGTCCTCGTAAATGTCGTACACGATTACCTCCCTCCCTTCTTGATGTTCGTCTTGTATGCGAACTCGTAAACCTCGTCCCAAGTCGCGCCGCAATCGTAGCAGCCGCACGGTTGGTGGCAATCGTCGAGTCCGTACTCGAAATGCTCCCCGTAAACTGCGTCCGATCCGCAGACAGGGCAGCGGTATGTGGTTTCCTTCGCCTCGTTCGTGGCGATGAAACGCTTTCCGTTCACAACCACGGCCATGATCGGGAATGTATCCGGACCGTATGGGTCGATGCCGGTTTCAAACGTGATGCTGTCGATGCGGTCGAACCAGGTCTTGTTGCCGACTTGAATCTCGTCTCTATTGATAAGGCTCATTGTTCCTCCTCCCTAAAAACTAAGAATCCCGTATTCCTCTGCCGTCTCGTACCTGTCATGGATTGCAACGGCTCCGTAAAACGGTTGTCCGATAATCCGATTGCACAACCTGGAGAATCGCGAGTCGCTAGTCGCTGCGAAACTGCCGCCCATCATCGGGCCGATGCCATCCTTGTGCGTGTACGGAACCAGGCGCGGTGATGGATCGCAGACAAGCGTGAAAAGAGCGGGGTCATCATGCTCGATCTCCCAATTTCCATCTTCGCAAATGACATACAGCTCGTCGTGATAGTCGGACCATCCGCCGTTCGCGCAACCGCGATACGTCGGATTCTTGTAGATGCTCAAACTCAATGCCCTTATCTTTGCCAATGTGCCACTCTCCCTTCTAAACCGTTTCCTCGCTTAAAGGAAAATCCTGTCTCCATCAGCCGTATTCTCCGTCCGTGCGTAGATTAGTCCGGTGTTGTCCAGATTCTCCAACTTCGCCGTATCCCAGATGCTCGCGACCTCCAATTCCGGATCGCAAGTCTCGTATGGATATTGCAAGCACCAATCGAGTGCTTCCTCGACGGAATCCGCCTCGATCGTATACACGCGCCTGACGTAATCATCGACGTAGATGGTGTACTCCATGTCTAGTCCTCCTTCGTCCTGGCATCGAAGAACGTCCTCGGTTCGCCGCAACCGTCATCAGGCACGAACGCGAGATGATAACCAAGCTCCGATGCGATGATGCAAACAGTCTCGATGTTCGGGAGCCTGTTCTTCAATGCTCCCTGCCTGTGCTTCAAAAGGTTGTGCAGGTTCGATACGTCCATGCCGATCGCTCGCGCTATCTCCGCAATCGAGCGTCCGTCCTCGTCGATGATCTCTAGGACGCAATCCGACCAGCTCGGAATCTCCTTCGGCTGCTCCTGATTCGGGACAAGTCCTTTCGAGAGCTGCGTGATGAAGATTGCCAAATCCTCGTACATTTCCTTGATGGCGTTTGCATCGTCGAGCAAATCCTGTAGTCCGTCCGGCTCGCTCCTGTTCGCTCCGTACCAACCAGAAGCGTGCTCGTCTGGATCGAAGTCAGCGTAGATGCCTCGGAGATACCTAGCTAGACCGTTCAATCGGTCATCTCCAAACCAACTCCAATCGCCCTCGATGATTAGGTTCTCGCCAGCGGGCGACCATGCCTCGAAGATGAACAGTCTGTCGCTCTCCGCTTCCGGTGTGTAATACCAGGTTTCGTGCCTTGTCGGAATCTCGGTGATGTTGATGATGTTCTCCATGTCTGATCCTTCCTTCTATCGGTCTGCCCAATAGACTCCGTAATGGCACTTGCTCAATCCGTACCGCTTGAGGTACGTGTGCAGACGCTTCTCGAACTTCGCTCGCTCGTTGAGAATGAACTCCCTGTATGCGGCCTTCTCGTCTGCGGTCATCTCGCGTGCTTGTGGATTGTCCGGTTTCTCCCCTTTACGAACGGCGACGTATCCGAGGATGCAATCGTCGCTTTGCACGTAGTATTGGCCTGGAACGATATATGCGGTGGCGTGGGGATCGTCAAGCGCAGACAGAAACCCATCGAGCGCGTCGAGATTCCTTGCGAGGAAATACCGCTCGGACTCGCTGCACTTGTGCGCGTATTCGACCACCTCGTCATAATCGTACGTGTGCTCGCCGAACCAGAAGTCGGTTTGGATGGTGGGCTTGTCGTATGTGACCATGATCCCGTCGATGATGATGTAACCGCTCGTTTTCTTGACGCAGTAGTCGATCATGTCCTGTCGTCCCTGCCAAGCCTTCTCGAATTGCTCCCTCAAAATCTCCTTGTCGTGTGCCGTCAGCTTCAATGTGATACACTCTCCTTTCGTGATGGCGATTCAATCGCCGTTTCCATTACCGCTCCCCTCCAAATGACGTGCCAGCGTCGGAGGGGAGTTATGCCGTTTTCAGATACCATGCCCTGCGCTTCGGACTCCATCGGAACCCGTGCTCCTTCAATGCGTCCTTGTGCGGCTCGGTATCGCCCGATGCCCAAATGCAGCATCCCTCGCGCTTCTGCGTGATGGCGATTCCGCACGGCTCGAAGATGGCGCGGAATCCGTCAACGTCGGATGGAATGTCCTCGGAGTCGTCCGTCGAATCGCGATGCTCGACCTCGGGAATGACCGGCTCGGGATCATCGGGGACGATGCTCTCGTGATGGACCTCCATGATGATGTTTCCCTCGGTCGTCGCGATGACGTAATCGCCGTTCTGCCAGTTGTGCGAGGACGCATATTTCGAGGGAGAATCCGTCCATTCCGTCTCGGCGATGGGGAGCGGCTCCTTCTGCCAAACCGCGAACGCCAGCGCCGCGAACTCGCGATCGGAAATGACCGGATTCGGGAGTTCGGTTCCGTCATCCAAAACGATTGTGCGCTCCTGGTTGATGAGGGCCATCAAATCCTCACGGGATTTCGCCCAATCGAGTCCGCGATCGACAATCGCCCGATACGTTCTGCCGTCATCGTCCGTAACCTTGTCGTATGCGTCGTAGATAATGTCGTATGCGGTTCCCATGTTGCGGACGATTTCGCGTGCGCGTTCGCGATTCTCGCGCTCGCGATCCTCCATGTCCCGATGCCATTCTGCGAGCGCGTTCTCGAGATCGGCCTTCGTCATGGGACCGTTTTGCGCCAGGATGAAAACCTCCTGGCAACTGTCCTCGTACTTGCCCGATGCAATCGCTTGCTCGTATTTGTCCAGCTTGCGCTCGGCGTCCGTGACTGCCTCGTAGCGCGTCTTATGCGAATCGCTGATGGCAAGGCCGGTGCAATAGTCCGATACGACCCACCATCCGTTGTCCTTCTTGCGGACGAACACGCGATGCCCGTTGAGATCGTATTCGTATCCGGATACGCGCTCGATGGTGAACAAACGCTCGCGCTTGCCGTCCTTGTAATCAGACCAGATAGCGGTGCGGATCATCAAATCGTCATTCTTCTTGAACTTGGTTTTCGTCGTCGTTGCCATTTCTAATCCTCCTTGTTTTCCTCGGTGTACGAATACAAATATGTCTCGGTGAAAGTGCAACCGCACGAATCGCAGCGGATGGTCCACTCCATGCAAGGTGGAATGTAATTCGCGGCGATACTCGTCTCAATCGTCGTGAGATTCGCTCCCTCGCCGCACCGTGGGCAGCGTTCGCCGAATCCTATGTCCATCTTCGTTGCCATGTGATGCTCCCTCCTAATAGAGCTTGTCCATGTAATCGTCGCGGCAGAACTTGTCCAGGAACTCGCACGGCGTCGGCACGGATGCCGTCTCGCCGTCTCTCGTGATGCAGTACGTCCGCTTGTCTGCCGTGTTCGTCCAGATGCGCGGTTCCGAATCGTGGTGGATGATTGCGCCGATGTAGAGTCCGTCTGCACTCGCGATGATGTAATCGACGCTCGGCGCGTGGATCGAGAACCAATCGGTGATGCGCTCGTGGACAAAGCAATCGTCATCCGAGCATTTGACGATGTACCCAAGCGCCTCAATGTCGTGTGCGTATGCCTTCGCGAGTAGGTATGCCCTCGTAGTGTTGCTCATTTGAATGTCCCTTCTAATCGGTTGCCGATGCTTGATCGCCTATGCCCTGATGCAGTTCTCGTAGTAGCACTCCAGGGATTCGTCCAGCGAATTGACGCATGTGCCTGATTCGGCTCGATAGCTTCCCCATGCGCCGCGAACGCATTTGTCGCGGGTATCAATCCAGATGCCGGGACCGCCGACGGTTACGAATACCCTTGCGCCGATGTAATCGCCGCGCCCGTTGATGGTGAACTCTATGTCGAGCGCGTTGTCCAGAATCCAATCGTAGAAGTCGTATGGCTCGGGACGTTCCGGCAAATCGTGTCCGCAGTGCGGGCATTTCGGGTCGATGGGATCGCCGTCATCGTCGGCGCCGTCGCACCAATCGCCAGGCCAATCTTCCTCGACGCCGATGCCAAGCATGGCGCCGCACCAATCGCATTTGGCATAGTTCGGACCGCTCAACTCCAAGTCGTAAAGCTCGGATGCGAGTCGATTTACCATCTGCTGCAAATCGTTGAAATTGTCGCTCATGTTCGTGCTATCCTTTCTCTTGTGGGTTTCACCTGCTGCCCGGATCGAACCGTCCTCGATTCGGGCATTCCTACCAATCGGGGCCAGCCGCGAAGCATTCGAGTATGTAATCATCGAATGCGCTGCATGACGTGGGGATCGAAACGACCTCGCCGCGATACTCGCAATACGTCCGCCGCGCCCGTGTGTCCGTCCAAACGTGCGGGACGCTGCCCTCGGGATCGGTATGATGGATGAGGGCGCCGGCGTATTCGTTGCACGGCGATACGATGTAATCAATCGCCGGTGCGTTGTCGCTAAGGTAATCGTTGATTTCATACGGTTCGGGATCGAGCCATTTGCCACGGCAATGCGGGCAGTATGTGTAATCGTCACCGATCAATTCGTTGAGAATGTCGTGATGATTCGCGTGGATCATCGCTCCGCAATTCGGGCATTTCGCGTTGTACTCGCCATGCCTATCGAATGCCGATACGTTGTCGGAATGCCGCTCCGCCAAATGCTCCATGCTGATCGTGTAGATGCTCATTCAGACCCCCTAATCGTCGTAAGGTTCGGCGTACTCGAACTCATGATCCCAATCGAGTTCGGTATCTGCCACAATGTCCCCAAGGTATTCGTGCCAGATTTCCTCGGCGTGTTCCTCGGAATCCGCCTCGAAAACAAGTTCGTGCTTGATGTGCTCGATGACGATAACCCTGTATTCCCTTGCCATGTGATGCCCGTCCTTTCTGATCGTCTATCGAATCTGCGATACCGCATATCCGATGTAGAATCCATCGGATTCTCCAACGATGGCCTCGCCTAGTTGCCGCGCGGTATGCTCGTTATCCGCTGCCAGCGGCAGGCCATTGAATCCGTTGATGATGGCGTGCAATTCGCCGTTCTCGTCCTTGCCGTATACGTACCAAAGCTGCATAAGCGTCCGTCCTTTCAATCGTCCGATATGTGTTTGCGGCGTTGGAATCAATCGCCACATACCCGCCCGCTCGAATGAGCGGGCAGACGGTAGCGGTTGATGAATCGTGATGCTATCGGCGGGGGAAAAGGTCCCATTCATATCCCGCGAATGTGCCATCGGCGTTGTAGTATTCGCCATCGTGACAATCGGGATCGCGATACCAATCGTAGATGAGATGGTCAAGGTATCGGTACTCGCGAGTGCAAAGCTCATCCATCTTGTCGCAAATGTCCTCGATCATCCCGTTCCATGATGTGACGAATGTATCCGCCCAAACGTCCTGGTTGCCGTCGAAATATCCATGTTCATCGAGCCAGTCGTAATATTCCTGCTGCACAGCCTCGCCTATATCGCCGTCGTACATGTGGTATCGGTTCGATCCCCAAAGGGAATACGTGTACCATCTGTTAGGCTCGAATGTAATGTCGAATGGATGCTCGATGGGATCGTATCCGGCATATTTGAGCAGGTCGTTGATGGAGAAAGTCCCGTAGATATTGACGCCGCTGCCCTGCCCGCTATCGCACCATTGCCATTTGATTTTGCTATCGGGGAAAAGCGACTCGATGTACTCGAACTCGCATTGCATATCGGCGTTGAGCTGCCATTCGACCATCTGCATTGCAATGTTCCATTGTTGATCGTCCGTCAAGTCCTCGAAACTGTAGTACGTTTCGACAATCGTCTGCGTTGGAACGTCCCGGATAACCTTATGCGCCGGGATAACCCTGATATTCTGTCTCATTTGATACCGTCCTTTCTAGTCGGTGTATCCTGCAACGAGTTTGTAGCTATATCCCGTTTCCTCGATAATCGGATCATCGGGATAAAAGTCGCCGTATTCGTCCGTTTCGGTATCGCCCGATGCAAGCGCGTCCCAAAACATTTCGAGTGCCGATTCCTCGTTTTCCGCGATAACGTACAAACGATGCACGATCCGCTGCGTTATGCTAATCTCGTATTCCCTCATATGCCCGTCCTTTCAATCGTGGTGTATGCGATCCGTCCGGTTAACCTATGCCCGCCCGCTACGAGGTGTGATAGCGGGCGGACTAGACTAAACGTATTCGGTTGTTGGAGTCTTGGAACTTGCCCCCTTTCGCCGTGGCCTATGTGACGTGTTCCCCCTTTCGCTAGTCGTTTGCGTTCTCCAAGTCCTCGAAGTCCTCGAATCCTAGAATCTCTGCGATCCAATCGGCGTCGAACCAAAACAAGTCGTTTAGTTCCGTCTCGCTCATACCGTCCGGGTACAGTTCATCGAGATAACTTTCGACCTCGTCAAGTTGCTCGAACGTTAGCGCGTTGTAGGTGTTCACCGCGCCCGCCCAAAACTCGAACCCGCGCAGTTCAATATCAGTCGTGATAAGCATTTGTCCCCGTCCTTTCTCGTTGGTTGTAGATCCGACGTTGTGGAGTTAGTCGTTTTGGAGTTCGATAACCCATTGAGTGAATGACAGACAATCCTCGGGATTCGTATCCTCGATTAGCGCGTCAATCTCGCGTATCGCGTCAAGTCCTATCAAGTCTGCAATGTCGCAAAGTCTGCTGGACATTGCCGCCTCATAATCCGCCATGATTATGTCCGCCCAACCGGCGAGTCCGTAGCAAGCTACCGGATTATCCGACAACGCGACTAATGCGGATTCGACATACTCGCCGATTATGTAACGAACGTTTCCCGGTATCGTCGGTATAAAGTCCGTGTAGTGTTTCATGTTTGCCCGTCCTTTCGTTCGGTTTCGTTTGTGGGTTTTATCCCCTCGAATAACCCAACGGCTAAGATCAAAATTTGGCAGTCTCGCCGGTGAACTATTCGAGGGGAAACGATAGGCAGTCGCTTGCTCGTATCGTTTCCCCTTGCTGCCGCCGAACTTGAAAGACTTATAACGATTCGCATCTTGCCCGCTACCACTTTTTCGGTTGTGTTCCTCGCGTGGCGCGTCTCGCCCGTCCATCTCCAACAATCCAGCGGCTATACAGTTTTCAAATTGCCTCGCCGGTTCGCGTCCCGTCCCCGTCCTTGTCGTTTCCCCCGCTTTGCGGTTCGTTGCTTTGCGGTTACTTCGCGCCCCATCGGCGTACCTATAAGCTACACCATAAAATTATGGCGGTCAAGCGGTTTTTGGAAAATTTTTTGAAAATTTTATGGCGGGTAATTTTTGCCTATTTACCGGGGCATTTGTCCCGTTTGGCGCGGTAGATCACAACGTTTCCGAACATTTGTTCGAGTTGCCTGGTTGTCGCGTTTTCGCGGTTCGGGTGCATGTCACGCGCTGCCGCGCTGCCGTCCCGCGCTGCCCTGCCGCGCTGCCCTGCCGCGCTGCCGCTGCCGTCCTGCTGCCGCTGCCGTCCCGCTGCCGCTGCCGTCCTGCTGCCGCTGCCGTCCCGCTGCCGCCGTCCTTGCCGCGCTGCCGTGGGGGCGGGGGG